ACAAAAAACCTTGATTTTACAAGGTTTTTGTTAGCAGCCAGTACGGGAATCGAACGTATTTTAAAACTGCTATATTTCCCATAAAATCAACATTTCTAACATTTTTAAGGTGTTCCTTTTTGTTCTCTTGCTGTTCCCTCTGCCGAAATAACCAAAGTTAATTTGATACTACCATAAACTCATCTATGCTGTCCATGATTTTCTGCTTTTTCTTGAGGTCCTTTCGGTCTCTGTGGTAATAGTTCTCGGAACACAAAATATTTGTGTGGCCCATCTGTGATGTGACCATCTGATTATCTATGCTGTGATCGAGTAATATTGTGCAATATGTTTTTCTTATTTTATGCGGTGATTTTTGAATACAGCCAGTTTTCTTGCACACTGTTCTTAACCGGTTCCTGAACGAATAAGTATTTAATCGCTTTCCATCTTTGGAAAATATATATTCGCAGAATGTCGACATATTTCTAAGCTTCTGTAATATCCATGTACACCCCTGAGGAACCACTACATTTCTTACACCTGCTTCTGTTTTCGGAAAGTCTTTTACTTCAAAAATGCCTTTATGGTTTTCAAAATGCCTTACTTCCGTTCTTCTGACTTTAATCGTACTGATATGTGGCAGCCAGTCATTCCATTTCAAAGCGCATAGCTCCCCAACTCTCAGACCAGTTACAAACATAAGCATGATGCCAAGATTTACTATATCCTGATTGTCTTTCAAGTAGTCAATCATCCTGTCCATTTCAGCGTCGTTGAATACTTCTTCCGAATCTTCTTTGATATTTCTTTTGAAAGATTTATCGGTGACATCCAAATCATAGAATAATTCCTGCACGTTCCAATCAATCAGCTTGTTGCGCTTCGCCCATTTCAAGGTACCTCTGGTAATTGTCTTAAGATTGCAGAAAGCTTTTGCGGTTAGATTGTGTTCGCTGATCTGCTCTTCCAGGAAGTTGCTGATATCCTCTGACTCAATATCTTTAATCCTGCGTTCGCCCATGACTCCAAAAAAACGATTAAAGTCTTGCTGATATCTCTGATAAGTTTGTATTGAAATCTTATTCAGATCAACCTTGCGCTGCGCCCATTCCTCGAACACGCTCTTAATCTTTGGATTTTCTGCTTTCTCACGGTGTGTCTTTACAATCAAGTCCTCTAAATCCTGCTTAGACCGACGTTTGAACATCTTCCGCTGTCCGGTTTCGTCATAAGTCATACGGATTTTCCAATATCCGTCAGATGCCTTCCATATGCTGTCCCTGTATTCTTTTAAAATTTCTTCCCTTTTATTCATTTCAACTTGCTCTTGTATGTGAGACAAATTGATGATACCATTCTCAATTGCATATTTCAAGTCGTCATTATTCATAAAAAATAAGGAGGAACCGGGATATCCTTTCGCTGGCCAGCGGTTCCTCGTTCCTCCTTTCTTTCATACATAATCAAAAATATTCATCTGTCCTTCCGGCATATCATCTTCGAGATTGAAGAATTTACAGGCAATAAAATTTCCATGCCAGTCCCGATCACCGCCGTACATCAGACATTTTTCCCTCTTTCCATCCCTATAGAATCTACATTCAGAGCACTTATGCTGATACGCAGTTCCTCCGGAACGTCTGTACATTTCACTTATTGTTCTCATTTATGCATCCCCTGTATCATTTCTGTTCTGATGTGCTGTGCTATATGCAGCCGGACAGATTCTTCTGGAAATGGAATTTCAAGTGAACATTCCAGAATCCTATTTGTGATTCTCTCATCGTATTTCAATTCTGCTATCTGGCAGTTACTTGTGAATATAGTAATTTTCCTATCAACATATCGTCCATTAATAATGCTATAGAATCTTTCGTTAATCCAGTCCTTGCCAGAATCGGCACCGAAGTCGTCAATGATAAGGATTTCTGTTCTGGATAAATCCTCTATTAACTTTCCCTCTGCATTCTCTTTGGCTCCCCATGTGTTCTTGATCTCATCAAGGATTCTAAGAGATGTGGTAAATTTTACAGGCTTCTGGTATTTTTTCATGATCTCATTTGCCAAGCTGCATACTGTTTTGGTTTTACCGGAACCTTTTACACTTGAAAAAAGATATAATCCTATTCCTTTCTTCTGCATATCAGGAAGATTTTTAAACCAATAATTTACCGCCTGAGCCGCCTGAGAAAATACTTTTCGGCTCTCAGCGTTCAAATATACACTTGACTTCAAATCGTTGAAATTTGAGCCTTTAAACACATTTGGAATCTCTGCGAATTTCAATTGATTTTCAAGGATTGTTCTCTTTCTGATTCCGCAAGGGCATTCCTCGCAATAAGGAATACCGCTTGCATCTCTTACCCATCTCCACCCGCTGTCCCCACATTCAGGGCATTCAAGCGAACGGGGTGTCTGATTCTTCTCCGTTCCATTCTCCAAGTGGGACGAGTGGTTCGATATTTCTTTGAGTTGCGTCAGTTCCATTTCGCATATCCTCCCTGTTATGGTATTTGTTTTCGAGTACTTTTAAGAAGTTGTTTGGTTTCACGAACCATTCAAAATTTATCATAAAATCAGTTTTCTTTCCCATGAGGAAGTCACTGTTTTGTACATTGTTTAATGCTTCTATTACCTTTTCCATGCCGTATTCTCGGATTCTTGCTTTCAGCATTTGCGTTCGCCTTGCTGTCATTCTTGCGATTGGTTGAATACCGAACTGCTGAAGCTTATTCCACTCATCAACTACTTTCTGCACATCACCGGGTTTGACTAAATCTTTTTCGCAAGAAATCTGTTCTGGAATTTCCAGCATAGATTCTTCTTCCGACAATTCTTTCTGACGTTTTCTATGCTCGGCAACTCGTTTTCTTGTTTGCTCTCTGATTTTTTCAAGTCCGTCAATGTTCTGGTGTTCTTCCCATCCGGGAATCGAAAGCAATGTTCCGTCTCTGGTTATCATGCCGAACTTTTCAAGAATTGTGAGTGCAAGTTCGATCACACTCTCATCAAAGTCCAGTTCGTCAGCTAGCATCTTGTTTGTATATGGAATATTCTCTGTCAGAAAGATAATCCCGTTTGCATTGCAGCGCCCTGCCATCGTCAGGAGCATCATCCAGATCAGCACAATATTATTTCCCTCTGGAAGTTTTCTGATATGCCGGATTTTTTTGTTGTCGAACATATCTATTTCTAATCGAATCCAACTCACTTTTGTCATTTAGCCACCTTCCCGTCTGGTAAGGGCGTTTTGCCCTTACCGCATTGATTTTCGAATGAATTTCTCCATTAAAGAGTCTACCCAGTTTTCTGTGTGCTTTTCACAGGTATCATCTTCCTCTATCAGGATGCCTTTATGGTCACACAGCCCGTTATCATTTTCGATGCAAGTTTTGCATATTTTGTCTCCCATATCTATTTCTCCATTCTGTCAAGTATTCTTTTCTGCTTTCGTTCAATCCAGTTTTTGATTGAGTAATCCGGAATATTGTAAATTTGTTTTAATATCTCAATACAGATCAGTACATCTGCGATTTCTTCTGTCATATTGTTTTCATCAAACTTTCCGCGCTTTGCTTTGCTGATTGCCTGTATCAGTTCTGCGCATTCCTCCATACAGACGGTCGATTGAATTTCTTTTCCGTAATATTTAATGCTTTTAGCAATAACGCTTTCATCAATGTTGTACGTCATCTTTTCCGCTCCAATCTAATCTCTGTCCGCACTTATTGCAATAAAAATCCGATTTACAAAGTCTCTCTCTATTGCAAACTGGACAATTGCCCTTTGTCGTATAGTATCTGCCTGAAAAATCAAAAATAGATTTTATGTTATTTGGCTTCATTGGGGTCTGCTTTTCTAACGCTTTAACTGCTAATTCTAATGCTTCACGGTACTTAATAATTTCTGGTACATTCGACCAGACCTTTTTAGTTAAGCCAATACGTTCCTGTAAGATTTTAATTGCTTCTTCTGGTTTCATGTTAATCCTCCCATTTATTCACATACTTTAAAATAATCTAAAACTTCACCGTTTTCTTTTTTGCCTTGCATATCTTCTGCCGCTTCTTCAACGGTATTAAATTTACAAGTACATATGTGTCCTTTTGTTAAATTTACAAAAGAATACGTACCATCTAATTTGTTCCTCATAATTGAGACTAATACACTATCCTTTTCTCTAATTACTAGATACACATTATTCATTTTCTAACTCCTCCAACTTCTTCTCAGCATCTTCACGGGTGAGGAATATAGATTCTCCAAAATCACATTCTCTAAAGTATGCCGCAATAAAACTATTCGTTACTTTTGCGTAAATTCTGAATTGTTCTCCAGACGCATAATAAGATACGCTTGATAAAAAAGATTCATATACTTCATATTCCGCATCTCCATCATATTCATCATAACCAAACACATTAATTGGCGATGTTACCACCCAAACCGTATCTCCGACTTTACATGGCAATCTCACAAGCAATCCCTGTTCTTCTAAGTCTTCGTATTCGGCAAGCGCATTCATTACATCATATTTTCTTTCTCCCTCGAAACAAACATCTGGGGAATCACTTTCGTCATGTATCACAATAGCTTTTTCGCCATCACTAGTAAATCTTTCAGTCCATCTATCCATTTACTTCACCTCTTTCAGTTTCTCGACTGCCAGCTTCAATGATTCTACAAATTCATCATTCAACGCTGCGCGGTCTGGATTCTCAATAAATTTTCCAAGAGTGTCAATTGCTTTTACTTCGGGTGATTGAATGCCTGATTTCGCAATTTCGAGAAGTTCATCAATATTACCTTTCCAGTTGCATGTATTGCACAAATTACGGTTACACTTAGTATTCTTTTCGTTAAGTACACATTCTGCACATATACGATTTTTGCACAAAAATCCCATATTGATATACCACTCAATAAACTCTCTTGCCGTCATTTCTTTTGTCCCGAGGAATTCTGAAGCTTCGTAGAAAGCATCACACTCTACTTCGATACGTACGCTGTGCACCACATCTTTGTTATTACAAAATTTTAAAATATCTGGAAAATGTTGTCCTGGTAATGGTTTACAATTGCCTTTCGAATACCAATGAAATCCCTGTTTCTCAGCTTCTTTGAGAAGCATTTCATTTTCTTCTTCTGTCTTAACCAAGATACATGTATTTCTTAAATCAACCATCTGCGTTTCCTCCTTTAATTTTGCTAATACAAGTGTTCCAACCTCGAATCCATGCAAGACTAAGCTTACTTCTCCAATATTCCTCTTCTTTCTCCTCCGGCAATGGCTTCAATGGACACCATCCGGGGATTGCATCATTGTTTGGAACTCTTCTGTCACCCATCGCTCTGCACCAAAATCCGCTTATAAATTTACATTTTCCGCAATTCTCTGGTGTGTCAATCACTAATACTGATTTACCCATCTTCTCTTACCTCTTTTCTGCAAGAATGCTCCATATTGTGAAGGACTAATGATAGTGTCTTTTTCTCTTGTAGCCTGACAATATCCAAGCCTTCCGTTCTTTTTGTTTTCTTCTCTTGTAAACATAGTAGAAATATCTTTGCCTTTACTCACTCGCTTCACTTCCTCTCAACATCAGGCTCAAAGTGTTATATCCCGGGCAAGTCCTGACTCCGTTTCTGGTATCTCTTAACATACACAATATGGATATGATGCCATGACCTCATAGATGTGCTCTGTGATATCCTCGCCACGCTGGTCGATGTACTTGAAGCACTTTCCCGGTCTAAGGAAGTACCTTGCACATACATACGCTTTTGTTCCAAATCTTACGCTTGCGCTACTCATTTGTGTTCCTCCAATCCTAAATCAAATAATGTTAATTGTGATCTGAACTCGTTCAACCGTTTTTGGGCTGAATCGTAATAATCTTTATTGATTTCATAGCCGACATATTCCAGACCGTATTCCTCATATGCAATCAGTGAGCTTGCACTCCCCACATGGGTATCAAGAATCTTCATTCCTTTCTGCAGATATTTATGACATATCCAACGATATAAATTTACAGGCTTTTGGGTTGGGTGGATTCGCTTTTCATTCAGTTTTTTGTTTCCTTGTTGTATTGTTCCTTCAATTATTGATTTTCCTTGAAACATTCCTCTCCACATATAGCGAAAAATGTCAACCCTTATTGTAAGACTGCAGTAAGCGACTTCTGCGTCTGATTGATCTGAACCATCATTGCATTTATCCCATATAATCATCCTGCCAGTCATTGGGTAATCAAAATAATTTGCTCCCCATATAATTTGATTTTTAGAAACTCTGAACAATTGTTTAAAATATTCAGGTTCAGGAGGCGAATTGTCCCATCCAAAATTTTTATATCCTCCGTCTGGAACGTATATGGAACTTCCATTTTTCTGCTTTACATATTTACTTCGATTCTTTCCTCCATGCTCTTTTATTCCATATGGAGGGTCTACTATGGCAATATCAAAGTAGTTATCCGGAAAATCTGGTAAATATTTCATGCAGTCGCCATGTATAAACTCTCTCATTTTACACTTCCTTGTAATAATTCTTTATTGTCGAAAATGTTTCCAATAACTTCAATTTCATCGCAACATAGTAAATATTCAAAATTCGATCCGTAATTTTCTTCACCATTGGTCGCTTTAAAATCTAATTCAGAGTTATCCCAAACTATCTGATAAATATGTTCTTTCCCATCATAAACAAGCCAAACAACATCGCTCTCCCAGATCCTCTTACCGTTCTTGTCAGTCTCCCCCGTGAACTGGCAGAGGGTTTCTGGATCGACTTCAAGCCACCTAATTACAGGAGTACAAAAAACCTCAAATATATCATCAATGCCAATGGATATATCAATTCCAATGAATGTCTTGCCATTGCATTCCGCGTAACATCCCTCAGCCCATTCATCATTATCAATCCGTTTTGCTTTGAAAAGAATTTCTCTCATTCAACTCCACCGCCTTCCACGATCTGCATAACTGTCTTATATAGCACAGCATCTCTTCTAACCAGCTTTGTTATGTATGCATCCAACTGTTCCACAACCTTGTCCACATCAAAAACTGTCGGCTGCTTGCTAACGCAATCAATAAACTCTTTCTGGTCGGAACTAATGCTTGTCCCAATCTCCCAAATTTTGATGTATTTGATTAATTCGTCTGCATCAATCAGTCTACTCATCTGTTTTGCCTTCTTTCTTGTCAAAATCCAAATCAACTCTGAACACATCTGTATTTATTGCGGATAGAGATTTTACCTTCAAATCATAAAATGGTTTCAGAAATTTTGAATCGGCATTAAATTCATCGTAATCTTTCCAGCCTCTTCCCGGATGACATATCTGAATTTTCGCATTACTCTCGACATCTGTGCCAATTGCTGTCAATAAATCAATCAGTCTCATATTCTTCACACTCCTCCGCATATTCATAACTGTCCATATCATCGCATCTGCACTGGCAGGAATCCTGCTTAGTACAGCAGATGCAGCACTGTGTTTCGTTGTCCGGGCATTCTAATTTACAATATCCCATTTAGTCCTCCTTATATGGTTCTGGAAGTGGCATCCATGCTATGACCTTCCAATACGACCTAGCACCAGTTAATTCCCATCGTTTCAACTTGCACTGGAATTTCGCATAGGTTGAACGATATATTCTTCCGTCCATGCAAGTCGCTTGATACGTACCACTTGCTTCCGGTAGTCTCTCACTGACAGGAATCCAGTCAATAGACAAACGCTCAATAACTTCTTTCTGTTCCTCTTCTGTCTTGCAATGTATTACAATGTCATAAGTATCATCGTATGCGCTAAATGTGCCATCTTCGCTCTGAACAAGTGTCATTTCATCGCTCATGCTTCCACCTCCGAATCTTCTGGCATCTGAAAGACCATATTCTTTTTAAAACTTTTTATAAGTTCTTTGTAGCCATTGATGCGAATATCGTTTGATTCTACAATTGCTCGATGTCCTGTAAATCCTGTCAAAAAAGTACAAGCAATTTTGTATTCTTCATAGGCTTCCTGAATCATATCCAGTACTTTCATGGCTTTTGCTTTGGTGGAATAATGACCCAATGAAATATATTCATCTTCTCCTGGATTCATCTGACTCCAACAAATGATTTCTTTGCCATTGATATTGTTGATATTCACAACAATATTCTCAAACTTTACCAGAGACATTTTATTCTGACTTCTGATTAACATTTTGCGTCCTCCTTATCTTTCTCACAGAATCCTCTGTGTTCATGCACTGAATACTCGATTCCACGACTCCATTTCATGTATGTGAGTTTTTCTCCTGTCAATTCGCATTTGTGTTTTCTTGCATTCAGATACTTACAGGTTCCGTCACGGTAGCTCATTTTTTGTCCTCCTTAATATCTATCAAATTCAATGTTGTTGTCTGAATAGAATTTGTAAGCATCCTCTCTGATTTTCTTAACTTTACTCATGATAATTTCTTTCGCTTTACTGACAGCTTCGCCAAAATCTTCTGTTTCAAGATCGTAGTTGAAAATATCCAATGCACTACAGTTGAGAAACAGTGCATCTCCACAACCAACGTATTTGTGGATAACAATTCCCAAAGAATTGCTTTTTAAAGCAAAAACACTCCCGGTTTTAAGTTCTTTGTTATATTTTGCATTACTTTTGAATTTCATTTTGTGTCCTCACTTTCCCCATGTAAGCAGCTGGCACGCTATTGTGCAGTCCTCCATGATTTCTGTATTTATGTTTCCTCTGTTTGGTTCTAATTCATCAAGGAATACTCCGTTTATGCAACTTCTACCAAATCTACGTTCTTGCTCCGCACGCCTTTGAAACACTTCTGGAAAGTCCAATCTGATTTTATTCCAGTAGCCCATGCCACCTTTGACGCATCCAATGCAATTATTGTTTGGGTATCCTAAATCATACATGATTGGTCGTTTCAGTCCCAACCTGTCCGCTATTCCGTGAGCTTCTTCTTTTGTTAAACCATTTTCAATCAGCGGAAATTCATGGTCGTAATCGCTTAAAGCCTTGCAGGTATTCTCTGCTCTGCTCTTTTCATTTACATCAAATCCCCATACATAAGTATGGTGATCTGGATGCTCAGATTCCCATTTTTTTCTCACCTCTTTTTTTAAGTACTTTGTGCATGGTGAGCCAAATGGAGTATTCATTGTGTGCGTGAACTCCATTACATCATCCACTGAACCAAACCTGTTTGATTGAATTATCGTTATCTTTCTTCCCAATAACTTCTCGCAATCATGTAAGAATCTCAGGCTGTCGGGATGCTGATTCGATACGTGAGTATAAATAATCTCGTCAACATCCTTTGCCAGATAACACGCTACAAAACTACTTATTCCTGTTGAAAACCAACATACTTTCATAACACCACGCTACAAATCCTGTGCGTGGATAGTCTGGCAATCGGCTTGGATTCATTATTAAGTGCTTACTTAGGCACAGCCACTCCACCAAACTTTATGCATCAATTCACCATTCTAATCTTGATACAACCTCGGTTTACCGAGGATTCGTTATTCCTTTCTGTATCTGTCTAAAATTTTCATTATCTTTTCTACGTAATCAGCCATCTCAAGAATATCTTCGTCGTCCATCCGTTTCAGTCCATATTTGTTTTCAAACTGATTAAGTTCAAACTCCATATCTTTTACCAGAACAAACTTCTCCGCAAGTTCATTTTCTTTTCTGGCATTTTCATCGTATTCGTAGAACTTTTCGCCTTTTCCATGTTCTTCATATATATCTGTTTCGATCTTGGTTCTTTTTGGAGTGATTTTTGTAATCTTAACTGGAATAATTTTTCTATGTCGGAACGTCGATAACCACCCGCAATTCACCGTTCTGGCAATTCCAACGGTATCTCCTACCTTTAAATCGTCTCTGCTGATTTCTTTTAATTTAATTTTCATTTCTCGTCCTACTTTCATTTAGTCAAATGCTACCTGTCCGTTATTCTGCATATAAATCATCGGCGCAGCTTTACGCTCCATATCTCTTGACTAACTCCTTATAATCATCACAAATCCGAATGTGATGCTTCTTTTCCAAATCATCAACCATTTCAGACAATGATGTTTTTCCAGAATTAATATCATTGATGTAGTTATTAATTCTTTTTACGGATTTCATGTAACGTTTCCATCCCCATCCGTGCAATTCGTGCATTACATAAAACAAAATCACAAAATTCAGCACGTCAGACCAGTTCTTTCCATCCTCGAACCCATCATCAAAGGCTTTCAACTCCATTTCTTTTAACTCTTTCTGGCAGTTCTGGATAGACTGCGCAAACATATGAGCCTGCTGATTCGTATACGGAATGAATGCTTTCTTTTTCTGCTTGATTTTTAACTTTCCCATCCGACAGCCCTCCTTATCTTCTGAGTCAGAATGTCAAATTCCATCAACATCCTGCGATCATTCTTGTTTGAGTATGCGATTGTTTGCTGCCCATCATATATGACCGCATATCTTCCGTTAATGCTATATACCCCGCTGATTGCCTGCGATATCTGGCTTCTTGTCTTTCCTGTCAATTCTGATATTTCAGCAAGCGTCAGCTCCCCAATATACTTTGAACCGTCGTATACGTCATAAAGTTTCATGTTTCTTTACTCCTATCAGTTCATATGTCCTGTGCGAGCCGTACCCGTTAAATGCAATCAGTCCATCTTCTTCAAACTGTCTCAGATGCCTCTGAACGGCGCTAACACTGATATCAAGTTCTTCGGAAATCTTCTTTGTTGGCGGCGTTGTTTTATGATATTTCGCATATTTTCTGATGAAGTAATAGATATCCTTTCGGTTCTGCATCCATTGCATGTGTTTTTGATGCCTTAATGAGTCCATATTCACGATTCCTTTTCATATGTTTTTTCATCAATCAAGTTCTGGAATTTTTCAAAAGCCCGAATTGATACTTTGTTATTCTGTTTCTCTGGCTTCAAAGAAACTTGCAAGTGCGTGTCTATGATATGCGACAGCTCTCTGGCAAGAGTTTTCTTTCCCTGCTGTACGCCTTGCATATATGTCTTTGGCGGTTTATACTGTCCTGTTACTTGCTTTCCTGTAGACTGTCCACCTGCTGTGATGTTATACATCTGAAAACCTTTGTCGGCAAAAGATTTGATCGTTTCAATTTCTTTCTGGTCGAGTTCACTTTTTTTGCACGTCATATATGTAAGCTTCCATCCAGTGGGGTTACTTTCACTGTAAAATTTATGTTTTTTAAGACTTAACGCTATGTGATCGTATTCTCCTAAATGGCTCGCGCATCTCTCACAAAGGCTAACTGCCTGCCCTACGTAGCTTCTTCTTATTCCTGCTTCATCTGTTCTGCAAAAAGCATATATGCCGCTTGAATATGGAATATCCGGGCATATTTCTTTTATTTTTTTCTCACGTTGACTTTTCATCATATAAATTTGTCTGTAATTTATTTTTTTCATTATTAAAAACTTATCACCTCGATTCATTCTTTGGTGTATTTTTGATACCATTATGATACCACTATGATACCATTTAAACACCTGTATTGCAAGATAAAATGGTATCACTTTGGTATCACTTTGGCATCTAATTGACACCGATAGACAAAAATGCTACAATGTTCTAAAAACAATGGAGGGATTTCATATGGCTAGCAATTCTAATAAGACCAGAACTAATATCACGTTCCCGATACAGCTCAAAGAACAACTTGAGCAGATTGCCAAGCAGGAGAACAGAAGTTTCAATAATCTGGTCATTACCATTCTCCAAGATTTTGTAAAAAGCGCCGATAAATAGTCGGTGCTTTTTTAATTAAACGGTAAATCCGCATCGTACTCCGGCATTTCCGGAACACTTGGCGCTGGTGGCGGTACCGGCTCATTCTCCTGAGTAGAAATGTTATTCCGTCTGTTCTCCGCGAATTCGATTGAGCTTACGATACAATTATTTTTGTAGACCTTTTCTCCATCGCTATTTACATAGCAGCTTGTTCTCCAACTTCCGTGGATGATAACCTTTGTCCCTTTTCTCAAATACTTCTGGCAAAATTCTGCAGTCGCCGCTCTAAGAACTGCGCAAGCGATAAAATCTGATTTCGGGTCTCCGTCTCTCTTATACATTCTCTGAACTGCCAACAAGAAATTCGCAACCGGCGAACCGTCCGCCGTGTATTTCATCTCAGGGTCGGCAGTGAGCCGCCCTGTTAAAATTACGATATTCAATTTGATTCCTCCTGTTTTTTATCATCAAAGAAACTTCCGTAATCAAACCACTCATCTCTGATAAAATTTCCGATGATTTTTACTGAATCACCAACGCCTTTCAAGGCTACTCTAACGTGCTTTCCTTTCATTTCTATCAGGTCATCTACGCCAACAACGTCCATTATTCTCATAATCGCTTCAAGCCCTGCCTTTGAACCTTTAAAGTTTTTCGAGCCAAGGTAACCATGTCCTAAAACATATCCTCCGAATACAACACCCAGCCACCACCAGAAAGAGTGAGATCAAGGGTAAGTACTCCGTGATCTTTGAAATTTAATGATACATTTGTAATTTCAGCATTTCTTAATCTGTTTCCGTCGTTAATAAGTTCTTCTTCTGTCCAAATTTTCATTTCTTTCTCCTTTTAACTGAGCTTCATTACTCTATGGCTTAAAATATGAGTCGCTTTTCCTACGCTACATTCATCACGCCCATAATAACTTTTATAAAATTTTGTTATGAATCCGGTCTGTAATCTGGAATCTGAGTTTTTACCGTGAATATATACAACTTTGTCACCAATGTTTAACTCGTTTCCTTTGCAATCAATCATTTCTTTCTCCTTTCAAAACGGGCATAAATTCAAATCAACATCCAGTCCCGGTCTTGCGATCTGCACCAGAACATCATCTCCTGCAACGTCCTGTATCTCTTTCTGCATCACTTCCGGATTCCCCCATCCCTCTGACAGGTGACATAGCGTTATGGTTCTGAGCGAAGCGGTCTTGTTCACTCGGATAATCTCTTTTACAGTAGATAAGCTGCTGTGCCCCCGGATGGAGTGTTCAAACTTAAATGAATCCTGCTCCGGCGATTCGTCCAGATGATTGCATTCTATAAGGAAGTGATTTATTCTCATGTTCTTGAATGTGAACGGCAAATATGAGAAGTCTGTCGCATATATCAGCCGTCCGCATTCTTCGTGAGATATCATATATGCAAAGTTTGGCGTCTTGTCGTGTGGGACGTAGAATGGCGTTGCCTTGAATGAACCTATGTCTTTCGATTTCTTTTCTGGTAAGCCACTCATCAGCTCACCAGAGATTGTGTTTACACTCTCAACTGTCTCGTCATTAGTGTAAATTTGAATGCCTGCGTTCAATATTTCTTTGTACGACTTCTTATGGTCACCTTAATCAACCATGTTCATGACTTATTAAACACCCCAAAACGTCCGATATCCTATAAGAAATTCCTTTTAGAATTTCCGAGTATCTACATCCGCAATCCAAAAGTAAGATTTCGCCGGATTCGGATTTAAGCGCATAGCAGTTTCCCGGTTGACTGCCTGTGTTTATCACTCTCATGAACATTTTTCATCACCTCACTTTCAATATTCAAATTCCAAATTATTTATGAAATTCACGATTTTTCCATCTTCGATCACTACAAATTCTGTAACAGGTTCATGAACCTGACTAAGGCTAGATTCTACATATTCATGTTTCTTATCATCGTATTTTCTGAACCATCTTTCTACGCTATCGTCAAAAGAAGTATTCTTCATTACAAAATACGGTGTATCTTCCGCCAATAACTCTATTGCGCTAGCAATCTCTTCGAATCTTTCAATCATGTGCTCTCTTTCCAACACCGTGACATTATCCTCGATGTCTCTGCAATAATTATTGTTTTGCTTAACAAAGTCTCTTATTGCATTTGCCACACAGCTCTTATCTTTTGTGAAGAAAACATGCCCGACAGAAATTTCCCAGCAAATCCTGTCTACTGTATTGTCGCAATTATTGATTTCATTGCTTATTTCGTGCCAAAGAGAAGCATCAAAAATGATATTTCTCTTAAATCCATGGCTTATCAATTTGCGTGGTGGAATATATTTTTCTGTCAAAACATCCCATATAGCAGGTGCGAACAGCCATAAATTTTTGAACTCTTTAATAACCTTTCCTTTGTAATCCCTATCAATTCCATATAAACTGCTATAGCTCATTTTTATACCTCCTTATCCTCTGGGAATCTAAACACAATGTTTGCCGGTTCGAATTTCATATCTGAACTGTTAACCATGGTTTTGATGATTCCAAAACCTCTTGCAGCCATTTTTTATATATTCCTCGCAATCGTCATCGCTCATTTCAACGTTTTGCGCAAGAAGCATTCCTGCATACACTTTATGCAACGCTTTCATAGCTTTTTGGGCTTTTTCATCTGTCGAATAACGAGCCATGACTGTTCCTTTTTCACCAACTATCGGCACATATACTCTTATGATATTTTCTGTTCTACTTAATGCTGCGATTTCATAAGGAACATCAAATTCCCCATTCTGACTAATTAATCTCACTTCATTCTCCTTTCAATTTCTAAATCCATACTGTGGCATAATTTAATGCAGTCCCCATGAAGCATATGATTCTTGCATGCTCCGTATTTTTCATTGAATTTTTCTATCGACATCTTCCCGTCATTCATTGCCCGTACCCATCTTCGGATTTTTCTCTGTGTTTTTCTTTTCTTATCGCCACGCAATTTTCTGATATATTTTCCTTTATCAGTCACGTAATGATGAAAGCCCAGATAACACAAGCCCATGCGAAACGGTACAATTTGTGATTTAGGGTTTAGTTCCAGTCTAAGGCTTTCAATCATCATTCGGATTGCTTCAAGAATTTCTCTGGCATCTTCTTTCGTTTTACAAATCACATAAAAATCATCGTTGTATCGTCCGTAATATGGATTTCCAAATTCAATCGTTATCATCTGATCCAGTGAATGTAAAAGCAACAATGCGTACTTTTGATTTACCTGATTTCCTAATGGAAGCCCGGGATTACCTGTACTGTCAATAAACAAATGGTTCAACCAGACTGTAAAATCATCATCAAAGTAATAATCCAAAACATCTTTCATGATTTCATGGTCTATGCAATAAAAGTATTTGTGAATATCACATTTTACAATCCAACTATTCATTCCATTTCTTTTATAGAAATCCAACATTTGATTTCTTAACCCGTCCATTGCCATGTGTTGCCCTTTTCCTTGCTGCCCGGCAGTGTTCCATTTAATCAGGATATTTTCAAGTTTCGGTGTCAGAATGTAATCAGAAAAGCATCTCTGAACTACTTTATCCTTAAATGCACATGATTCTATCGTTCGCTCTTTTGGCTCATGAATTTGAAATTTATTATACGGATTTATGGTATACGTTTGACTTTCCAATTGTTCCTTCAAGAGATGAATGCCTTCAAGAGACAAATTAGAAAATCTTGCAGTACATGAATTAAATTTCTTACCGCTCTTGACCTTTTTGTAAGAACGATATAAATTCTCAATATTTGCAACAATTTCTTTACCCATTTATTTTGTTCCTTTATATTTGTCCATTGCGGAAAGGTTATGCATTTGCTTGTATCTTTTCTGATTTCAGCTTTACGCTTACTCTGTCTGCATGTGATCCATGTTGGGCGAACACCATTTTCGTTGTTGTAATTGTTGTTGTTGATATTGCCCGAAGGGGAAACAACGGTATTCGCAGTGCATAACCTGTGAAAATTATCTTTTTCTGTCTTTTGTTCTCCATGAAATAGTCATGTACTTTATATCTTTTACCATTTGCGACCATGCTTCCATTCCACCGGAATTGATAATTCCTAATTCATATGAAAGTTCTATAAAGTACATCAACTCATCACAATGAGTAATGGCTTTTGTTTGAAGTTCTAATCGCTCTCTTTTATAATCTTTCAGATCAGTTCGGTTGGCTTCAAATAGTGACTCATAAATTTCCAATGCTTTATTTTGCATTTTATCTACAAGTGAAAACCTGTATTTCTTCGGGTATCGTCTGGCATTACTCGTAACTATTAATGTATGCTTTGCAAGTTGCTTGGATTTTGCTATTACCTTTAAATCTTCATTCGCCATCAATCATCATTCCCTGATTCAAAGATTGAAGAAGAAAAGATACAAACTGGGCGAACACCAAAAACGTTGTTGTAACTGTAGCTGATGAAAATGCCCGAAGGGGAAACAACGGTAAGTGTTGTATTGTAATCATTTGCTGGTGCACTCCATGGAGTAAGCAACCACCACCATTTACCCATATTTGGAAGGAATTTTCTGTATTTTCGGTATTCGTCCATCGTCAAAATCGAAATCTTATCTTTACAATGTCCATATTCTGTCTGACCGTCCAAAGAAAGCAAATCTCGATCAAACTCAATAACTGCATCTTCTCCAAACTCATCCGTAATTTTTTTAAGAAAACGAGTATTTAACTCTTTTCGAAGCTTGCTTGAAATCCAGCTATTTGAATCTGGGTCAAATGATCTAGGCTTTCCATCAAATCCGTTCAAAATAGCAAAATATCCGTCTTCCGTCTTATTCAGAATCATCCACTCCATGCCAGCAAGCTCAATAACTTTACCGATCTCTGGCTTTCCGATGTGCGTTTTCTTGAATTCCGTGAACTCTTTGCTTAATCTGGATAATTCATCCTCAAAATATTTCAGATTTTTCTTCATAATCATTCCTCCGCCTTAGATACAAAGATATTAGATTTTAAGATACAAACTGGGCGAACACCACTTTCGTTGTAGTAAAAGTCGCTGTAGATATAGCCCGAAGGGGAAACAACGGTAAAGGATTTCTCCCATCCACGTTCTTTCGTTGACCATGGCGACAACGTCCAATACCAGTCGTTTAAACACGGATTCGGTGTGATATCTGTATATCCGCGTGCTTCATCAAACGTAATCGGTCGAATTTTACAATCAACAGTCCCTAATTTCTGTCCATCCGCAGTGATAATATCTGCTGTGTGTGTTTCGATATTTTCTGCCCCGAATTCTTTTTCGAAGTCTTTCAGAATTTCAGTGTCACACAGTTTCTTTACCTTTGATGTTTTGTAATCTGAGGTATCACCAAACTCTACATTTTCTTTCACCAGATCAAGCGAAATAATTTTCGTTGTATCTCCATACTGTTCCAGAACCTTGTATTTACGCTTCCCAGTGGTCTGGAACACTTCTCCTCGTTTCAGCATTGACAACTCAACCTTGCCAGCTTCTTCCTGTTGTTCCAGAAGTTCAACCAGTTCCTTTGCTTTCTGTAAAATTTCTTTATTGTTCATATCACATTTCCTCCTGTTTCATAAAATCTGGAATCTCTGGCTCAACAACTGCTGCCGGAACTGGTTCTTTCTCGGCGGTCTTTACGACTTCTGCGACCGTTGGCTTCTTAGGCTGTTCTTCGATTGCAGCTGTCTCATCTGGGATAAATTCTTCTGCGTTGGCGTTCTGCTCGATTTCATAAGCAACTTCATGTTCAATAATGTCCTGCTTTGGAATTTCTTCTGTAGCTTCCTCGACTTCCTGAACGAAAACATCACCGTGGCTATTAATAATCTGTTTCAATGCACGATTGATAACAGTTTTCTTTGCCATCTGGTCAGTAAATTTCTGATGCGTTCCATTGCCGTTTTCCTTGTAACCATAGCCCTGTGACCAAGCCTGTTTGATCTGTTTTATGTTCATTACTTCCAGATGCTTTGTTCCATCTTCCATCAGCACTACTGCATATGCCCCAAGAATCTTATCGTTGTCAATGTCCATAAAATCCTGTTCGTGAGAATCCAGAATCTTGTTTCCATCTTCAATATGGTATTTAAACTCATCGCCATCATAGATGATCTCAGCATGGATATCTTTCATTCCATATCTTCTGGCGATTGTGATATTTCCGAAATACGACCTCTGGAACTGGCATTGACCGCCGTAAGCGATAAAATAACCCTGTTTTTTCTGAACTGACAAACCAAGGGTTGCCATATTCATAAGACTGTTTGCGATGCTTGTAGCTGTGCAAGATTCCAGAACTGGCTTATTGTTTCTGTCTTTTGTCTCTTTCAGAGTCAGATATGCCCCCATGAGTGCATTACTGAGGTTATAGTCTTTTGGGAACGAAAGACCGTATTTGCATTTTTCTTCAAGCTGCTTAACCAATCCATCAATGAATGAGTTGTTGATTACGATTGCCGCCTGCTGTTCTCCTGCTGTTGCTAACTGTGTTTTATTTGCCATAACAATTCTCCTTTTCTATTAATCGCAATAAGTTCTATTGCAAAACGGGCATCCTGTAATTAATTCCTTTGATGCTCTCTCAACAGAAATTCCGTTCCATTCTTTTCCGCTTCTTGTTCGTCCTTTTTCAGAATAGATATTCTGTCCGCAACTGAAACATTTTCCACTATGTGGTGCAAAATGCGGATAACCTTTTTCGGCACAATATTTTTCCTGCGCTTTTGTTGCTCTTAAAATGTCATAAGTTTCTGCCATTTTTATTCTCCTTTTCTGATAATTATTAAACTTCTGTTACTGTCATATCCCCCTCAGCAACTTTCAAGAATATCAACTGCGCATCTGCCTTAATACCTGCCAGACTGCTGTTGTCCAGCTCTGCTGCACAGTCAACGAATATCGGATAACTCACGCCGTAAAACTTCTGTAAGCCGTCCATAATGGCAATTTTCCCTTTCATCATGAGGGCTGTATTAGCATTACCGATTAATTTCTTCCAGTTACCGTCCTTGTCCTGCACGTACCAGATGCACGCGTCTACGACTTCGCCGTTTTTCTGCGTATCGAACAGTTTTACCTTAACCCCGTTAAAATACTGGTTTACCGCATCTTCAAAGGCTGTATTCTTCGCCATGCTCAGGGATTTCAGTTCATCCAGAATCATCTGTGCGTCAGCCTTGCTCTGTGCGTACTGTTTCTGGCTTTCCTGAAGCTTCTCGATCTGTTCGTCAATTCGGACGTTGTTGTTTGCTTCTCCGATTTTTTGATTAACTGCTGCCAGCTCCTGCTTCTTGCCGTATAACTGCTCTGAAAGCTGTTTCTTTGCTTCTTCGCCATCGTCCAGAGAATTAAGTTCCTGCTCTTTCTCCTTGATTGATGCAAGGATCTGCTGATATTCAGCATTTTCTGAAAAGTCTGGTTTTTCTGGTATGGCTTCCAGATTCTTGTTTTCTGTGTCCAGAGAAGCTTTGATCTGCTCTAATTCATCTGTTAGTTTAGAAATTTCAGATGTGAGAGCTTCTTCCTGCTTATGTGCTTCTTTCATTCCGGCAGACGCTTTGTTGCCAGCCTGAATAACTTCATCAAGTTTACGCTTCTTGTCCTGTTCCCATTCTTCCTTAACCTTTAACTGCTGATTGATTCTTTCCTGCTTCCTCTGCTCGAATCCGCTCTTTAATTGCTCAATCTGCTCTGGTGGAAGATTCCGACCGCAAGTCGGGCAAATGGCCTCTGCATCATTGAATGTCTCAGATTCAATATTTTCCAGAACTGTGTTGTCCCATTCTGTATCCTTGATTTTGGGATATTGCGTTCTGGCGTTCTGCAATTTTTTAAGAAGATCTTTTTTCTGTGCTCTCAGGTACTCCAATGCAGAAGCCTTTCTGTTCAACTCTGATGTTTTGATATTCCTGTCTAATTCAAGAGTACTAACTTTATTACAAACCGATGATTTCTGCTCTAATAAGTCCGCTTTAGCCTTTGAGTCTATCTCTAACAGTTTGGTTCTTAACCCTGCCAGTTCCGCTTTAATCTCTCCGGCTTTCTCGTTCCCTGCCTGTGCAATCTGCTTTTCGAGGTCAGAAATCTGTTCCTGTAAGGCGTTTTTCTGCAATTCCAGTTCCGCAACATCAGCATCAACTTTTGAATTTTCCATGCCGATAATTTGGTTTGGAATAGCTTTCAACTGTTCCTCTGCTTTTTTCAGTGTCGCGCTGTTCATGGCTTTGATTTCGTCTGCCTTGTATGTTTCCAGAAGCGGTACCAACTCGGCACAATCTGAAACTGTCTTGGAAATCTCTAAATCTGATTTTCCGGCACCGTCTGACATGGAGAACAGAATCTTTCTGGCATCTGCATCTTTCAGGTCTGTGAAGATTTCCATATGGGACAGCATAAGGAAATTATCAAAGTCAAACCCTCGTTCTTTCAGATCGGCTTTAAAATCTCTTTCGGCTTTCGGAACGCCGTTGATTTCGTATTTGTTGGATAATGCAACCTTGCCCGGCTTCCCGTCCTTTGGTTTGCTTTCTGTGCGTTTCTGGAACTTCGCTACGCTTACCGGCTTTCCATCAATTACAAGGTCAATGTCGACTCTTGGCAGACATTCTCTGCCATCATCCGGTCTAATATCCGGGTTGCTCTTTAAACTGTAGTCCTTGTCACAGAACACCCACATGAAAGCATCTGCCAGTGTGGTTTTCCCGCATCCGTTCTTCCCGGAAACGACTGTTCTGTGCCCGAACTCTATTTTCTTTTCCGACTGACCTTTAAAGTCGGTCAATCTAATCTCTCTTACTTCGATTTTTTTCATATTACAAAATCTCCAATCTCTTTACCGATACCTCTAATGCTGTTACCCATTCTTGACTCTGATCAGACCAAAGTTCCCGGCTCTGGAATCTTCCACAGATCTTGATTTTCGCTCCTTTTTTTAGATTCTCTACGGCATCTGCGTTTTCTTCCCAACACAAACAACTGATTGCATCTGATCTGGTATATCCGTCTTTCTTCTTTCTGTTTACTGCCAGAAGTATTCTTGCCAACTTCCTGTCGTTGTTCGCGCCAATCATCTTTACTGTTGGCTTTTTAATTAGATATCCGGTCAGATAAACTTCGTTTGCATCATGTTCTTCCAATCTTTCAAGGTACTGAATGTTCGTTGCTCTTACATACGCTGTAAGGCTTTTCTTTCCATCTTCCCGGACTGTACGACTTCGCATTTCGCCATACACGCTGGCAATTAGCTCTGTTTCTCTTGAAATCATGTATTCCGGCACAATAATCGGAAGAATATCATAAGATGTACTCTTTCTGAATATTGTCATTCTTCCCTCGTACATCTTGGTTCCACCGTATTCTTCATGTGAGAATACAAACCCTGCCGGAATGTCACCTGATAAAAGTACCTGGTTTTCGTCACGAATTTTCATTTCCTAAATCACCTTCTTCATTCAGCAGCAATAATGTCTCCACAAGAACTGCTGCCTGCTTTAAAACAATGTTACTGAGTTTCTTGTTTCTTGCTTCGAGTTTTGCGTTTTCTGCTTCCAGATCACAAATAATCTCGCTTGCAAGTGGTTTCTGTTCGTTGGATGTGTGTGTTTTTGACATAAAAAATGCCCTCCTAATTATTTATTTGATAAATACAGGAAGGTGTGTTATACTTGTCCTGTATTTAACTTAGCCAAATTAAGTTAGATACGTGGCTCCATGTGGTATGTCGGTACCTGTGGAGCCAAACCTTTACTCTTCTTCAATAAATTCTCCATTTACAAGTTTATAAAATGTATCAGGTTTTATCTTTGCTCCGTCTACTTTCGCAGACTTCACATCTACAATATGGTATGTTTCGTCTTCAAATTTCTTCCATTCAGCAAGTACAATAAAGCATCCAATAGACCCTTTTGCTTTGGAATTGCATCCAATTGCCATTGCAACGCTCTCTTTTCCTTCTACGGTTGCCGCTGACCGGCTTCCAGTGTTGGTTGCCGCTGACCAGTCTCCAGTGTTGGTTGCCGCTGACCAGTCTCCAGTGTTGGTTGCCGCTGAGCGGCTTCCAGTGTTGGTTGCCGCTGACCAGTCTCCAGTGTTGGTTGCCGCTGACCAGTCTCCAGTGTTGGTTGCCGCTGAGCGGCTTCCAGTGTTGGTTGCCGCTGAGCAGTCTCCAGTGTTGGTTGCCGCTGACCATCTTCCAGTGTTGGTTGCCGCTGACCAGTCTCCAGTGTTGGTTGCCGCTGACCAGCTTCCAGTGTTGGTTGCCGCTGACCGTCTTCCAGTGTTGGTTGCCGCTGACCAGTCTCCAGTGTTGGTTGCCGCTGACCAGCTTCCAGTGTTGGTTGCCGCTGAGCAGTCTCCAGTGTTGGACTTTTTATCATCGTCCCAGTTAACCTGATCTTTGATGTACTCCACACCGGCTTTAATAATTCCGGCAATTCCGATTTCTGCTTTAATAGAAATCTTCTTTCCTACTCTCTTGCTGTCGTCAGACTTCTGATCGTTTGCATCCAGATCGACTTCGCAATATCTGGAATCAGCCGGTACATAATATCCAAATACATCCAACGGATTCTCACAAGCATGAAATCCAGTATCGCAAATTTCGGCTCTTTCTTCTTCATACTCCTTGCCGATTTCATACTGAAAATCACGGCATTTTAAGTCTTTGTCAAATCCCTTATAGCATTTCATTTTTCCTTTTCCTCCAAATTCAGTCCGAGCATAGCTGCACAAACTTCTTTCTTTAAATACGTATCTGCTTCGGTTGTATTCAGGTACGCTTCAAATGCCTTTAATCTGCCTACCAGCTCCGCATACTCTTCGGCTACGGTCTCTGCTCTGAATTCCATCTTATTTTCTTTCTCCATCACAATCCTCCTCACAATACGGGCATTTGTTATCCATCAAAATTCGGTTTAGATGGTCAGTTACTTTCTTCACATTCTCTTCCTGTTGATAACCGCCCTCTGCAATGCTATACATATCAAACTCTCTAGGAGAATCACTTCTATATATATTGATGTGTAAGCTGCATCCAACCTTATAATTTGAAAAGTGGAACGATACTGTTCTGCCGGTTTCTTTCTGAACCCGTCTGCATAACTGGTACAGTTCATCTACGGTCTTATCAAAATCATTTATCTTCATTGAAAAGCCCTCCAAGCAAACCATCAACAAACGCTGATGCAGCTTCTTTGATTTTTTCTTTTTGAAAAGTTCGAAATTCTTCTTCGTTCATCAATCCGACTTTGACCGCTTCGTCAATCTCCTGTTTTGCAGATTCCTCTGTTTCTTTATTGTCTTCCATAATGGATTCTTTGATTCCCCGAACAATAACAAATAAGTCAGCTATTAATTCTGCTTTACTTCCTTTGAGTGTAAGTTCTCCTGCTTTTGTATTAATCATCTCTCTTTTCCTCCTATTTTCTTTGCTTCATCTGGGTAAATAACCACGAATGATAAGATAAACATTACGATTGCTACTGCAACCGGCTGTGATGCACTGTCAAATCTCCAGAACGGCAGGTACGGTGACATACCGCCGATCAGAGCTGACAGGATTAATGCTTTTACCGTTTTTATGTCCCTCCGATTTTTTATGTGATATACTCTCCTTATGAAAGGAGGTGTTTTTATGGACAAGTTACAAATTGCTCATGATTTAGCTATTTTGAAGTTAAGTCGCGAATTGGAACATGCTTATTTTGACGATGCTCATATTTGCCAAAAGTATTTTCAAATTCGCAAAGATTTCTCTGAACTTCTGGAAGCACACGATGAACACTTTTTCTTAAATTTGGGAAAGAAATAAAATGTTCATCCAGTGTTTCAAATGCCTAATCTGCGTGCATTAGACAAAACATCAAGGGCATAGGCAAGATATGGTTCATCTATGCCCTTTTTAATAATTTCTTCCACCTGTTCTCCAAGTCTGAATGCCAGACTTGCGATTATATCTTCCAGATACACTTCTTCTCCGTTTTCTTTCCTGAGGAAATACTTTGCGTTTCCGAGTTCGTTATCTCCGCGCATCAGTTTTCCTGACTCGAGATTTCTAATAACTTTTAATTCTGTCACTTTTTCACCCCTCTCTTATATTTATTCTTATGAACCCTTTTCACCTTCACCTTTTTCTTCCGCTTCTGTGCTCTGAACGGAGATTTCTTTCCAGTGAAATGTCTAGAATCATTTGATTGGCTCATCTTCTCACCTACTGATTCAAAATCGTGGCACTTTGATTGCTTTCAATATCCGAGAACATTGTTTCTGGGTGGTATTCGTCTTTCAGGTCACTGTTTGCATAATCAATGGATTCCACCTGGAAGCAGATGTTTGCACCGCTTTCAGTATTGAACACTTTCAAATATTTGTTCCCATTTTTTGAAAAGCACATCACTCTTGTTTTATCTGGAACTCTGATGATTTGCGGTGAGAATATTCTTTTTAAAAATTGTTTCAACACTTTAATTCATCTCCTCCTGTCAGTTCATACCAAAGCTTATCTGCGCATTAGAACTGTCAATCTGGTCTTTCAGATACATTGGCAATTCATATTCATTGATGATTTTCACCGCCAGATCGCACTGATTTCTCTTGATTGCCTTGTAAGTGTTCACGCCAAATTCCCTTCGAAGCTGCGCATCAATGTCGCTGTACACAAGCTGTCGTAATGAATTGTCTTTATACGCCGGTGCATCCTTGCCGCCCAACATGGGAACAACTTTCTGATTCTTTGCCTTTGTGATTTTCTGGCATTCCAGTGCAAGCAATGGCATATCTTTTTTGAAATCCTGTAAATCTTCGTTGACCTTTCGGATTTCTTCCTTTACTTCGAGCGTTCCTTTTGCGACGATTTGAAGTTGTTCTTCCAAGGTCATTGGTTTCTGGTAAGAACCTGTCTTACGGATGGAAGGGAGAACTTCGCTTGTTACCCAGTCTGTAAATCTTTCAGCAGATTCTTTTCTACTTTGGAAAATTAATTTATACATATTAGGCTCGTTTACAAAGTTTGCATTCTGCTTTCTTCCGATGCTGTCGATGACCTCATTTGTAATGACCCCATCCGCATTTAGTCTTGTTTTTGCTTGACTTGTGTTTGAAATTTCTAATGTTTTGCAAATATCTGTCATGCAAAACTAAGGCTCGCCATCAATAATTACTGTTCGGATTTCCCCGAACTCTTCTGAACTGAATATCTGTAAGTTATTCATTTATCTCCTTTCTTTCAGTAACTTTAAAAGTTACTCTCTAGCAAAAAAAATAGCTGCCGGGTCTTCAATATGAAATTCGTCAATCATTGTCTGAATCTCATCACTACCAAAAACTCCTTTTTGCATCTTTCCGTAAAATGTTTTTGGCGTAATTCCAAGCATTTTAGCAACGTCTGTCTGAGATTTTCCATTTTTTGCAAAAATCCCACGAAGTTCATTTGTTTTTATCATGTTGTACCTCCTTTCGAAATAGTTGTAACTTTTTAAGTTACTCTCATTATAATAACATTTCAGTAACTTGTCAAGTTATTTTTTTATTGACTTGTAACTTTTTTTGGAGTATAATAAACACATAAAATAAGAAAGGAGGATGGACACTAAAAAAATGACTATTGGAGAACGTATACGAGAAAGACGTGAAGCACTAAAGATAAATCAAACTGATTTAGCTGACAAGATTTCCGTATCGAAACAGACACTTTATAAATATGAAAACGGTATTGTAACTAACATTCCATCTAATAAGATTGAAGAAATTGCTAAGGCTTTAAATACAACGCCAGAATTTCTTATGGGATGGGAAAAGCCGAAAAATTCCGAAATGGAACTTTTGGCAGACATTGCTGGCGATCCTGAAATGTTGGAAATGATAAAAAAAGTTCTTAATATGTCAGTAGCACAGCGAATGAGAGTATATGGTTTCATCGAAGGCGTATACTCAGAAAATAAAACTGGGGATTAATCTCCCCAGTTTTTTATGAATCTTTTTGCGAACACAAGCAGACGTTCTGCTAATGTTTCGTCATTTATCTTTTGTATAATTTCGATCAGCTGTTCTTTGTAACTCATACTTGTATATTCCTTTCTTTTGGGTATAGTTTTGCCAAGACACAACTTCCGAAACAACTGCTATTATAATAACATACTTTTCTTAAAGTATCAAATATTTTTCTTCTTATATAACATTTGTTTCCTGTAGTCCATACAATCATACCTCCGATCAGCAGTCTCCTGATAACAGTATATGTCCGGCTTGTGGGAAATAGAACCGAACATTAGTTCGTTTTCATCATTATACCACCGATATTCCCTCTTGGCAACTGCCAAATGTACACATGGACTTTTGTTATTTCGTAGGCAAACTTCGCAATCTCAAAGAAAATTGTGCTTTCGCGAATATAACATCTGGCATTGCAAATTTTCTTGATCTCGCTCAACTCCTGCATCTGGACGGAATAAATTTGTTCCGTAGCTTCCTTTGTGATCTGCGCATCTCTGCGGTGACGTTCTGCTATATCATGTGACGGTATATGCACCGCACAGAATATTTCGCAAAATATCAGGATGAATACGACTATCCTGTATCTGTTCTTCTCCATTACTACCAACTCTTTTCTAAAAATATATCACGCATTATAGCACGAATTTGTGTAGTTTTTCTGGAAAGTGTAAAATCATGGAGTTTTTCTGCAAAAATAATCTACTTTTTTGATATTTTACTATGCACACTTTGTATGAGGTGGTATAATATTGTAAAATTTTAACAAAGGGAGGGGATTGTATGAGCAAAGGTGAAAAGAAGAAAGATTCAACCCTGAGCGTTATTTCCTGTATTCTGGCAGGTGTGGCATTCATTCTTCCGTTGCCAATTATCCTGTCGTTTCCACTGGCTCTGGCAGGAGCAATTGTAGGATTAGTAGATATTGGCACAAAGAAAGAGGAATATAGGCATATTGGCTCATGGTTCGGAATTATTGTCGGAATTATTGAAGTAGTTTTTATTGCAGTGCAGTATATGAGATTTATTTAAGAACAAGGGAGGGCATGATATGAAGAAAAAGATTATTGCATTAGTTTTATGTGGTGTTATGGCTCTGAGTGTCCCTGTATACGCCAAAGGCGGAAGTGTTTCACTTAGTTCTGACGAATTGCAGGTGCCAAAATCCGAAAAGAAAGGAAAAGAAGCCAAGAAAGAAAAGAAGAAAAAGAATAACGATATTACGGTAACGCAAAGCGGATGGTCTGTTCTGACCAATGAATATAGTAACGACCGTTATGTCACATACGGCGCCAAGCTCTCTAATTCAGGTTCTAATAGTTACGGATATGTAACATTGAAAATCGCCATTAAAGACGCTAACGGAAAAATAATAAAAAGTGACGATTACGCCTTTTCGTCAATCGCCGCCGGTGATACGGTGTTTGCGGCAGACGATATAAATGTTGGTGAGTATGACCCTGCATCTGTAGATTTTTCTGTTTCATACAGTGATTCTGATGTATCAGATGCTTTTGTAAACGATTCAAGTACTTCAGATTTTACTTTATCTAATCTTTCCGAAATACCAGACGACTTCGGAACGACTATTACCGGTGAAATCACAAGTAATGCTGCGGATGATTACAGTTCTGTTTGTATAACTGTTCTTCTTGAACAAGATGACAGTGTTGTCGGTGGATTCTATGGCTATGCAGATGATGTAAATAGTGGTGAAACATCTGTATTTGAAATTAGTGGGTCTCGTAATCTGCCCGAACATAACAACGTAGAAATATCAGCACACGCATCATATTAAACTAAACAAGAGGGGCAACCGCCCCTCTTTCTCTTTGCCTGTCGTTCTTACAGGCAGTTTCTTTATCCACACATCCTCTCGGACACAGAAACCATATTTTGCGAATTATGTCAAACTTTAACGCTTTACACTAACAATTTTAAGTGCTACACTTTGTTTGTGGGACAATAATACCACGAACAGGAAGAAAAATGTGTGTACTGTCAAAATCATGGTGTATTTTGGCAAAATTGAGACTACGAAAGGAGGGCGCGCATATGAGAATAGCCATATGTGACGATAATCAGCTTGAAGTTGACTTGTTTAAAGAGCACATATCGGGATTCTTGCGGCGCAAAGGAGATTACCGGTATGAAATTAGCGAATATTCAGCAGGTTATCCGCTTGTTGAAGATGTGAAAGAGGGTAAATGGTACGATGTAATTGTACTGGATATGATTCTGGAAAATGAGAACGGTTTGGAGATTGCGAACCGGCTCCGGAATATTGGATATGATGGAAAGATTATATTCTGGACAGCCGACGATTCTCATTTGCAAGAAGCATTTGACGTCGGTGCTATGCAGTATGCGGTCAAGGGCAAGGAATACGGCAGAATATACCGGGCTATTGACGAGATTTTGTCACAGATGAGGGATGAAACATTGACATTCAAATTCCGCAGGCAGATAAACCGGCTCAAATACGATGAAATTGAGTACGTCGAGAGTCAGGCAAGAGTTTGCCATATTTTCGCTACAAATAACCGATGTTTCGTGACCACTTGCAAGCTGAACGATCTGGAAGAAAAACTGTCTGATAAGCGATTCTTACGTTGCCATCAGAGCTATCTGGTGAACATGGATCACATTCAGTCGGCAGGTGACAATTTCATCATGGATTCCGGGGATGTTGTTCGGATAAGGCAAAATGGAGCAAAGGAAATCAAAGAAAAATATGAAAATTACATAAGTTGACAGCAAAATGACCGCCAACCCGGGAAGGAGTAATTGGCGGTCATTTTCATTTTCAACACTTAATAAATAAAAGGGTTTGCAATACGAACTACTATATCGAACACATTTATTATAGCATTATAAAAGTCATATTACAACTGTCATTTAAAAATATCTGTGATTCTAGTGAATGTTCCTTTCGGAATAAATTCAAAAACAAATCCTTCTGTCGGATGCGGGATGCGGATGAAGTACCATTTAAGTCCCGAACTGTCGGTTTCTGTGTACTTCATCACCTCTACAACTGCACCTTTTTTCAGTTTTGGAAACAGCTTTGACGGGCTTTTTTTGCTTGATTTTGCATAACATTTTGTGTCCTTTTTTATCTGTGCAATGTAGGCTCTGGTATTCTGCTTTTTGAATACATCCGAGTCTGAATCCGACGTTGTATTTTTAACTAAACTGTAATTTGGGGTGCAGAATTTTGTTCCCGGAAGGTTACTGTTGTAGTAACTTTTCTGACATACACCACCGCCATTTGCGATAATTGTAGAGCCACCAGAAGTGTTTCCTTCGACTGTCCAGAACCGATCTCCTGACACTTTTATTACGATTCCAGTGTGTGTAAATGTGCCATTTCGATAAAAAATAACAATATCTCCAACTTTTGGATTGCTGTTCAGAGTAAACAAATCTGCCATTGTCGGGCAGTAAACGTATGGCCAGTGTTTCAAAAGTTTCTTTGCTGTGTCTAATCCGAATGTTTTCGTCATGCACCATGAAACGAATGCAGCGCACCATGGCTGTCCTTGATAATCCGGCTTAATATCTCGCCAGTATTTTGTATAATTATTTTCTCCGGCATTTGCTGTCTTGCTATCAAGCTGACTATTGCTTGCCTTTTCAAGATATCCGATTTCATTCTTTGCGATCTGGATTAATTTATTAATTGCGTTCATACCTGTTTCCTCGCTTTCTGGAAAATATGTTTTTAATGCGTTATAAACAAAGCTTTGCCTGTCCTTATATGCCCCGACTTGGTTCCCTGTGTCGGTCTGACAGGCTGCATAGAGATTATCGAGTGTATATGGTTTCTGAGTCTTTGCCAGAATCCGGGTTACTGCCCCTAGTCCACCTTGGTGTCTAAAGTTCACGCACATAGCTTGCCCTCTAGCGTCCGTAACGCCCTTTTTAAGGGCTTCTTCTGCGTAGATAGCTAATTGTTCGTCCATGAGGTTATCTTGGCATTTAACGCCGGTTTTGGACGATATGAGCCGTACGATTAAATTTGCAAACTGGCTATTTCTGGAAATGTTAAAACAAGACCAGTCTGCCTCCTGCACCTGCTCCCATAATCCGATATTGTCTAACCGGTCCCATGTTTCCGGGTCAGCATCATGAATCCGTTTCAAAAGTGTTTGTGCTTCGGTTGCGTACCATGCTCCTGCTCCAATCGTGATTGCGTGTTCATCTGAATTATTCTCATAGGCTTCCGTGAAGTCCGAATAATCCTGCTGTCCGTAAACCTGTCCACCGGTTTCGACTGCATAAATAATCTTCCTGAGAACTGCTTTCTGCTCGTTTGTCATATCGCGTTGCTCCTTTCTGTTAAATATACCTTGTAGGCTCCGTATCTGCCCCTAAAATCAATTTTTATATATCATTCAAGGATTTTATCGAATTACACATAAAATCGTTATATGGGTCAAATACAAGGTCACTAATAAAATGGTTCGATTCGGGCTGAAACGAATTAAGAATGTCAGGGTCAAATAAGCCTTATTTGACGATTAATATATATCTCGTATATATATTAATTATATTCTTATTCTATTTCTTATTCTTATTCTATTGCGTTACATTGCGTTACTGGTAACGTTATTGTAACGTTACATTGAGATATTATGTAAACGAAAATTGTTTTTTGACAGAAAACTTTCATCTGATTTTTTATATTTTCTAAGATGATTGATTTATTCTGAAAACAAGCAAAATTTACGTTTGCAAATTATTCATTTTTTATTTTTAATATAGTTACATTTTAGTACGGTCAGGGCTTGGATTTTGATGGTTTTTGGGAAAATAAGGACTTATTTCGGTTTTTATGGAAAATGCGCTCTTATTTATTATTTCCAAGTGCTAGGCAATGACGAATAAAAACCTAAACTTTTACAGTTATAATAGCAGTCATCTGTCTTTTTTTTTCCTAAATATGGATATTTTTCATAAAAATTGGGTGCTTGGCGCAAATTTGAACAATTGTAAAATTCGTTCTCGAATCCTCGAGTTGAATTATCTATGTCTACGTTTTTCAAAAAATCTGTGCCAACTGTTACCAATTTTTTACATCCATTAAAATTGTTAATAAAATCAGATAAACTTTGAGTAGATAAAAATCCTTCTTCGACAGTTGTAAGCTTTGAGCATCCAGAAAATAATAATTTTGCTTGTTTTAATTTGCTACATTTTCCAAACATTTTCCCAGAAACTTTCTCTATTGAAGAATTTGAAAAAGTTGAAGTAATCGTTGCTAAATTTTGTAAGTAGTCAAACATAGTTTCTGGATATTCACTGATATTTACTTTGTAAAATGTAAAAGCAAGTTCCGTTAAACTCGGAACTAATGAAAAAAAGTTTTCTGGAACAGATTGTAAATTAATGCATTCGTCAAATAAAAAAGCACCGATTTGTGAGTATGGGAAATTGGAAGTAGCCGGAAGCGGAGAAAGAACTCTTGTCAGTCCACCTGCGTAATGATTCGCTCCAACAATTCTTCCGAAAACCATATCTGTAATATTTCCTGTGATTGTAGCGGTATATGTCTTAGTTCCTGAGCTATGCGTCAAATATCCTGCTTGAGCATTTTTGTCATAAAGGTTTACATTTTTATGTTTATCGGCTAGATATTCGCTTGTCCCATCTCCCCAATCAATGTTTAGTCCTGTTCCTTTCACTCCAAACTCTATAGTTTCAAAATATTCAAACTTAAAAATCCCCTTTGATTTCTTCCTCCACAATAATGTATCTCCACCCCATATCTCACTTGTTTCCTTGCCTTTAACAGGAAACCCAGTGATTTCCTGTCTGTTCAAAAACGCCTTATATATCATCTATTACTCCTCCTCGAATGTGAAATACAGTGTATCTGTTCGGTCGACTCCTGCGGCTACAAGCGCATCATAATCGGACTTTTTAATTCGCTTTATGCACCTCAATTGTGCCTTTTTTAATTGCTCAGAAGTGCTACCAGAGCCACCAGAACCATCCGTAAAATCATCAATCATTGCCGGAGAAAATTCAGAATCCGAACCATCTGTAAATTCTGAATAACTGATTGTCGGCATTTCAGAACGCGTAAGGTTGACCGTTCCAGATATTTCGGGAGTATATTTTCCTAACTGCTGGCTATTGCTGTTGAACGGTGCATTGTTGGCAGAATAGGTGTCAATCATATCTGTAGCACCGATTTTGAGCGTTCTGCTCATGATGTATGAATGAACGTACCATTGCAGTTCCGTAGGTTCCTGATCGTCGTGCTGAATCTGCTTTTTATAGTAAAGTTCGACTGCCTGTCCAACCATGTTCAGTGGGTTTCCCTGAACCTCGGCGGTATATCCCTGCGCACGATAATATTTCCGCAAATCTTGATTTACGAACACACCATAGCAAATCTTCATAATTGGTTCAGCCCTTGAAATGCCGCCATACTCGTCTGCATCCCAAACGTAATTTAGCCAGTCTTCATTCCCTACAAAGAAACTATTTCTATTGTAATAAACGTTGTTATCATACGCTTCTTGCGCTGTATAGTCGCCTTGTGTAAAGCCAAAGGCTCTATTCGGGTCAGGATCACAAAATATAACATTCGGGAACCAGATTCTGCCCTCTTTTGCGGTAAAACTTTTAAACGTATCAAGGTGTACTTCTTCGTTACCGTAGTATTTATAAATGTTCTGATTACCGGTAGTCTGCCCGTACCTATAACTGTTCTGGCGAAGCTTCAGATACTCAAACTTGCCATCCCTGTTCATCCATCCAAAACGGTCATTCTGCAAGCATAAATCTTTCAGAATGTTCACTACATTCATCTCATTTGAGTTATTCGTATCAGGCACATAGGTGTCGTCCCAATGCAGTTTTGTACTAACTTGTTCGAGTCCCAAAAACTCAAATAATTTATCTCTAAATTGCTTTTGAGTCAGCTTTTTCTTCTTATCAGTCGTCTGGTTTTTATACCATCGAGCAATGTCAGTATTTCGTAATTTATACAGATAATCATATGCGATAAAATTACGTGTCAGGGAGTTTGCTTTCCGCTCCGCACTGTCGATTTCACCTGTGAAAATTTTGATTCTTGTTCCTTTTCTCTCGATGTAAACTTCAATTTTTCCAGAGGGGTAAAACTCTTCCGAGGTACCGTTAAACTGGTCGTGGTGAGCCTGAAACGTTATCTGATTGCAGACACAACCGCCGAAGATAAAATACTGTTCAGAGCAAATTGACTCCTGTAAAGTAATCGTCTTCTGGTCGATATTTTCGTTTGTAAGGTCAGCAAATTCTCCGTTAATCCAGTGTACTGTTATTTCTATTGGCTCGGTTTTCTCTTCTTCAACATCACCAGAGCCGCCACTTGAGCCACCACTTGAACTATCATCAAATGGGTTTTTCCCGTCGTTCGTGACTTTAATTTGAAAACTATCAGAGCCGACAAATTTGGAAACTCCGTTGGTTGTTGTATTATAAGAAACTGTGATAGTCTTAGAACCTGCGGTGGAGCTATCGAAACCAGAAATATCATAATCTGTAATTTCTTTCTCGGTTCCGTCCTGTCTTACTGCCGCTACAGTTAACCCGGTTGGGTCGAACGATTCCCCAATTCTATAATAAATCTTATTTGGGTAATGAGAAATACGGATTCCGACAGTATCAGGAACTACTTCAACGGTAAACATTGCAGTAAACGACTGATATGTAACTGTAATAGTCTTTTCTCCTGCTTCACTACTATCCAAATCAGACACAGTATATCCGTCTGTTAAAACTTCTTTTGAGCCATCTGTCCAGACTGTCGAAATTAGCATCCCAGAAGTGTCTAGTGTATCTCCTTTGGAATATTCTACTTTAGTTGGCAAAGCCGTGATTTCTATTTTGATGATCTCTATGACTACAATATCAAAGGTAGTGGATTGTGTTTCGTAAGCTACATTAACAGTCTTAACTCCAGCGGTTGACATATCTGGATTTGATAATGTATAGCTTGTTGTTTCTTCTACTCTTCCATCGTCATAAGTTGCGTTTACAATCAATCCAGAGCTATCAAATTTTTCCCCTTTTTTGTATTTCAGCTTATGCGGCAATGAACTAATCTCAATTTTGACAAGTTGAACTTCCACCCATTCAACTGTTGCGTTTGAGGCTGACCAAGGAGAACCAGATATGGAATCTTTTGTTTGGTTAATTTTAATCGTTATACCAGAATTACCATCGAAAGCACCACTAGCAATAGTTTTTACATTTTTTCCAATATATACTGTTTTTAATTTGGAGCAAGCTTGGAATAGTGCGTTTCCAAGTTCTTCTATTGACAAGTCATCTGAAATCGTAAACGTTTCAAAGCCGCATTTACTAAAACAATAATCTGGAATTTTTTTAATCTTATTAGGTAATTCTATCGAATTTAGTGAGGTACATTCGCTAAAAGCATTTACACCAATTTCCGTAACACTATCCGGAATAACAACATTGTTCAGAAGACCGCAACTGGCAAAGCAGGAAACAGGAATACTTGATATACCTTTCCCTATTGATATAGATCTTAATTCTGAACATGTAGCAAATTGACCAGTGCCATTCCATTTTACAGTCCCGTTTAAAGCCAACGTTTCGATGTTCTTCCTGTTAAAAACATTACTATAAATAGTACCTCCGCGAATAACTAGATTTTTTGCAGAAATATTATATATAGTGCCCCCTTCGCCAGACGATGCAAATATTGCATCGTTGCCTCCTATTTCCAAGTTTTCAAGAGTGCCCCCTTGGAAACAATATGACATACTCTTGAGTGTCGATGGAAGAATCAAATTTTTCAACGAAGAACAACCACAGAATGTACTTCTCCCAATTTCTTCGAGTCCTTCGTGAAATGTCAATTCTGACAGATTCGGACAGTCGTTAAAGCAACCACTTGAAATTTTTACAAAAGATTCTGAAAAAGATAAAGATGTCCCTAGATATTTATTGAAGTTACCGACACCAATTTCGGATATATCATTTCCAAATACAAGATTTTCTAAGCTTGAAAATCTACTACCGAAATTACTCGGAATCTTAGTAATACCGTCGCTAAATACAATCTGCTTACATCTTGTGTATAATGAATTTGGGCAGGCTATACCTTCTGCATTGTCAGATAAGTTATTATTAAATTCGCCGGTTCCCGAAATACTCAATATATTTGTTTCGAGATCGAATATTGCAGTTACATCATCTTTAGTAGGCGTTCCGATTTTCACCGAAAAGGAATCTAAAACTTTTGTTGAAACGGTCGTTGACACTCCAAAATACTCAACCGTTATCAGTAACGAGCCCGGTTCTGTGACCACTACATTATTAACTGTATATCCACTTGTTACATACTCGAAGCCGTCCGAATATGAAACAGTTATGCTATATACGGATATATCTGTAGTTTCTCCAACAAAGTATGTGTCTGATGAATAGTTTCCGCCAGTCATACTCAATGGTTGCATAATTGTAATATCGAACGTAGTTGTTAATATTCCATAGGTTACCGTTATCGTATTTGTTTTTGGAGAACTGCTGTCAAACCCAGAATATGTACAATCCTTTGTAACGTCTATAGTGTTTCCATCACTTAACGTTGCAGTCACCACAATACCTGTAGAATCAAATTCTTTTCCTATGTGATAATTCACCTTGCTTGGCATAGTCGTTACTGATATGGCGGTAATAGAAGCTTCTGAGACGGAAATCTCAAATGTTGTGGTTTTGCCGGATGCGGTAACGGTTATGGTCTTTGTGCCTGCGGAACTGCTGTCAAATCCTGATAATTCATAATCGGTAGTGGATTCTGATGTTCCATCATTGTATGTCTTTGATACTTCAAGTCCTGTGCTGTCGAATAATTCACCCTGATAGTACGTGGTCTTATTTGGCATTTTTGACACAGTAATTCCGGTGACATATTTGTCAACAAATTTCTCATAGCTAACTATCTGAGCTACACCTGCATTCTTTACCAGAATTGAAATTGGTATTTTGGAAGATACAGAAATATTCAGATTTATTGTGGTTTTACCGTCAGTGATTGATGATGTACCAGTATATGAATTATCTTTCGGAATTTGAATAACATTGACGAATAATGTCTGCCCCTCTATCAAGAATACTTCGTATTTCAGCGCATATGTCGAGGATGCGTCTGAATAAATCACAGTTCCTTCAACTCTGATTTTGAGGAATCTTTTTCCCGACGTAAGCGTTCCTTGCTGTCGATAAATATAATAAACCGCGCCATCCCTGCGCCAGATTTTGAGTTGTTCGGCGTTTTGCCCAAATCCGATAAAATTGTTACCAGAAACATATATAGTACTGGCAGTCTTTCCTGCATAGGTAAACCAATCAACGCCCGTGACACTAACTACATCATCGTCGTGCTTCTTGTTGTTAACAATAGCAGTCATGCCGGCTGTCGTGTCCAATAAACTGTCAAAAGATACTGTGTCTGCCATAATCATCCTCCCGTCTATAAAATAAAAGAGCACATGAGCTGTGACACCCATGCACTCTGGTTGTTAGTATTCGATCAGCGCGAACCGCATCTTGTTGTAAAGAATGTTCTTTGTTTCTTCGTCCACATTGATAATTTTGTAATCCACATCGGGCATATAAAAAACACCTGTTTTGTAGGTGTTCTGTTCGTCATCCCAATACGTAACCTTGTACTTTCTTTGTGCTCTATTTACCAGTCCAGAAGCAAATACGGACTGCAACTCCATTTTCTCTGCCAGATAAAGAGGCCTGGTATTGAAATCAATCTTTGTCTTAAAATTCGGGCTTGTATCCCTGTGCAAGAGATTATTCAAGTCCCTGTATGCTTCTACTTCTGTTCTCTGGTTTGGAGTTGCAGTGTAATCATCGTAGGCGAGGTATTTGTTTGGAACAATTTTGCTTCCATACTTCAAGAGCCATCCCTCAAAACTGCTACCTGCAATAAAATCACTCATTTACCTCACCTACCTTTCAAATAATCCGAATCCATTGCGGTTTCTGAACTGTTCGTTTTCCTCTTGCAAATATCCGACTAAGTGACCATCTGCATAAATTGCCATGCCTTTGACAGCTTCTCGGATAACCTGTGCGATATTCTGATTGTTGTCGAATGTGTTGTTACTGATTGCAATTACTTCACGGCGAATATCGTCACCAAAAGTACTATTCGCAGATACCGGCTTCTGATACATTTTGGCAGTCGGAACAGCCTTTATATTTGCTTCCATTTGCGGAAGCTGAATACCCTGTATAGATGTGCTTATATCCCCGATTGTAGACTGCAATGCCGGAATCATGTTCTGCATACCTATCTGAAAGCCCTGCATGGTGTAGCTACCAAGTTCTTCAAATACCTGAGATGGGCTGTGAATTTTGAGAACTTTGCGGAACGTATTTGATATATTTTGCGCGATTTTTTGCACATTTGCATAAAGCTGTTGTGCCGCGCCTACGATTCCATTGTTTAAGCCAATAATAGAGTTCCAGCCGACATTATACAGGTTTCCAATGGAATTGCTGATTCTGCTTCGGATTCTTCCAAACCATGTGAACGACGCAGAAAAGCCCGGCTCTAATCCGTTTCGGAATCCTTGACCGCAGTATTCTGCAAGCTGCTTGAACCATCTGGACGGAGAATGGGAGTCTACTGCTTCCTGCGCAGGGGCTTTTACACTGTTATTCATTAGGTCAAGAATCGAAGTCTTTGTGGATTCTTTCTTTCCGTCAATCCCAGACTGCAATCCCTCTGCAATGTTGCTTCCAAGGGTTTTACCGCTTGATTTTGCAGTTTCTTCTGCATCTTTTGCAGATGATTGAATTGTTGAGTTGAGCTTTTCAGTGACTTTGCTGCCGTTCTGCTCAATCCCACTACCTACGGCAAGAATCTGATTCTTTCCGAGTTCCGTAACTAATTCAAAACCAGAATTGTTATCCAGAACGCCCTTGATTGCCCCTTGCAGAGTTGAATCCATTGTGCTTTGTAGAGTACTTTCATAGTCAGAAATACCTTTTCCAAACTGCACCATCTGCCCGTTTGCTAAAGTATAGTAACCGTTGTCGTCTGGCTCTAATCCCTTTGCAATTTCTTGATAAATCTGCAATGCTTTTTCGCCGAGAATCTGTTTTCCGTTTTCCCAGATGCCACCCATTTCATCAATTGCATTTGCCGTATCAGTTACCAAAGTAGCAAAGTCTACGGTCTGGATAAGCGTCTGGAATCCTGTAAGTTGCTCTGAGATATCTTCAAACGAAACATTGTTAATCCGATCAGCCATGTTTGAGAACTGATTAGAGGATGTTTCTGCTGTGTCTCCAAGGTCTTTGACCGGTTTATTTACTCCTGCTATCGCATTCTCAAAATCTTCTGATGAAATCCCTAGATTATTGAGTTTAAGTTCAAGTTCATGCAATGCCTGTTCTGTGCTATATCCATTGTCTTTTAATTCAGAAAGGAATGTTAATAAAGGACATGCTTGTTCACCCGAAATCTGGCTTGCGTGAACCAGACTAAGAATGGCATCTTCATATTCCTGGAATACTTTTAAGTCGTCCTCTGTAAGCTTATTTCCAACTCCGAATATATCTTTCATCCATTCGTTGATAGCTCCGGTAAAATCCCCTTTTTGATAACCGAATACATTATCTTCCAAAAATTCCCCGAAGGTTTTATCTTCGCCGCCGAACAGATTAACGCTTATCCATTTCCCAAGGTTGAATCCCGCCATTGCAGTGCCTAAGACAACCAGACTGTCTGCGAATCCTGCCGCAAGTGTAGAACCGAGTCCAGAACCAAAAAATGTCTGTAACGCACCACTAGCTGTAGATAATACAGAGCCAAGACCATTGAATATCGTTCGTAGTCCACTAATTGAACTAACCACACTCCATATATTTTTCGAAAATTTAATAGTTCCTTTTACTGCGAAGAAAATTCCAAGCGCATTTCCTATTGCAGATATTGACTCAGGAGAAAGTTTTCCTAACACTTTTGCAAATGCATCCAGTGCTTTTACTAATGTATTAATTAGTGGTGCTCCAATGCCATTGAGCATTATGTCAAAGAAATTTATAAATGCGTCTGCGAATCCCTCAGCAAACGGCTGAAATACATCCCATACATCACCGATTGTTTTTACCAATGAATCCCAGTCAATATTTTTGATGAAATTTACAATTACGTCTTTGAGATTTCCAATTCTTGTCCATAATCCATCCCAATCAACATCAATCACTCCGAACTTATCAAGTGCGGCAACAGTAAGACCAAGTCCTGCCGCTATCGAAGCGTATGGATGTGCCGCTAACATGGTAATGCCTTTGCCGATTATTCCATCTTTACCGAAAATGCCACCGAACCATGTAAGTCCTTTAAATGCTGCAAAAGCTGTCAGGAGTTGTCCGAGGAAATAGCCAATAGACTGTGCCTGTTCTGGCGAAAATGTTGCGATAAACTCTTTGAACCTGTCAATTAGATCAGGAAGTTTATTAACTCCATCTGCCGCCTTATCAAAGAAATCATCAAAGAAATCAAGTAATCCTGTTCCGACATTCTCAGCAAATGGCTCTAACACATCCCATAACTGCACAAGGGAAGCGTTGATTTTATCCCAGTTAATTTTCACGAGAAAATCATTAAAAGCATTGATTAGTCGTGGTAATCCTTTTTCCCCAAGTGTCCACTTGCCAAGCGGAACTAAAAAATGATTCCAGAAATCTTTTAATGCTGTCCATGTGAAATCTCTGAGCTGTTTCAATCCATTGTTCCAAAGATTTTTCAGCGCTTTTGTGGTAGGTTCTGCGGCTTTTGCAAGTTTCTTAAATGTGTCTGTGACCTTATTTGCGAATGCCATGGCCTTATTTTCCATGGAATTGTAGGCGGCATCCCATTTCTTCTGGTATTCGTTCAAAAGTTTATCCAGTGCATCATTGAGGATTCCTGCGTCAATCGCAGATGTGTCAATTTTTGGCGTTTTAATTTTAGAATTTGCAAGGTCAGACAGAGAACTATCGTCTTTGCTCATAATTTCAAGTTCATCATAAGATGCGAGGAACTGTTTTAATTTTTTTGCGCTCTTGGTTGCATTTTTCAGATTATTGTCTGTATCTTTTGTAGCATCATCTACATCTGAAATTCCAGAATCGTCTATGGAATCAAGCGCATTCGAGAGATTTTCGCTTCCACCGCCGATAGAACCGAACATTTTTCCGATTTTGGTATCAACTCCAAGAAGTGAACCAATGTATGTCAAAAGTCTTTGAAATGCGATTACGAGACCATTGATGTATGGAAGCACTGCCGCAACTACAGGCATAAAGATGTTCCCTAATGCTCTGGCACAAGATACTAAGTTTGCACGAAGTATACGCAACTGGTTGGCTGGCATATTGATTGTATTTGCCATATCCGCCCATGCGTACCGGGTGGAATCCAGTATCACTATTGTTCTCAGCATTGCCTTGCTTGCTTGGTCCATATTAGAAACAGACGTTTGTATGCCAAGATTTGCCGCATATTGCTGTAAGTTTGCCACACGAATGTTTGCACCATATTTGTCTACAGCACGGCTCATACCTACTAATCCAGAGGACAAGTTCTCATAAACTGTGCTAAAATCAAGATTCTTAACAGATGCAAGGTCGGCGCCGATCATGGTTAATGCATTCGACAGTTTTAATGCCTGTTCAGAAGTTGTTCCCATAGAGGACGACAATTGTGCAAACTGGCCTTGATAATTCAAGAGCATGGACGGGTCCATACCGAGTGATTTACCTGATTTATTTGCGGTCAGAATCGCGTTGTCGGAAACATCAAATCCAGACATTTTAGATGTAAGTTCTCTGGCTCTCTGGCTGAATGAATCCGCGTATGCTTCTGCGGAGTCATACCCTGCTTCCGACCAAGTTTTTCCTGCTTTATCTGCTACCTGACGGAACGCCGCTTGAAAGTAGTTATAATCTTCGAGGAAGTTCATGGAACTTTCAATTGCGCTACCGAATTTTCCAACAACAAATTTCAACGTCCAGAACTTCGCAACCAAGGACATAATGCTAGGTAAGCTTTTTTTAGCTTTACTTCCTACATTTCCAACGGCATTACCGAGTCTTCTAACTTTTCCCGTCGAAGCAGCCGCACCCTGTCCCAGTCTGGAAAAAGCACTCGCAGTAGACCTTGCCGCCCTACCAGCATTTGCCCCAGAATTTGCCAACTGAGCAATGGCCTGCGTCATTTGAATTGTACTGCTACTGATTCTACGAGCGGTACTCATCGTCTGGAAGAATGATTTTAAGCTTTTTGCCAGATCATTAAGCTGAGTTGCTGTCTTTCCGGTTTTGTCCCCTGCATTTGCCAACTGAGATATTGACTGAACAAATGTATTAATTGGTTGAGAGATATTACCTATTCCAGAGAACGAAACTATGATTTTTCTAAGCTCTTCGCCAAGGTTCGGAAGTTTAGATGTAACTGCATCAATAGAGCTGCCGGCATTCGCCAATCTTGCCAATGAAGAAACAAACCGGTTTACATTGTTTGATACGTCTGGAATACTGCTAAGACCAGATAATTCGGAAATCATGTTCTGAATCTTTCCAGACACATCACCTGTGGAGTTTAATGTTTCGTTCAATCTACGTATAGAATTTACAAACGAATTTAATCCACTGTCTTTCAAATTAAGGCTGCCAAGCGTGCTCATGGACTGAGTGAACTGCTGTAACTGGCTGTTTACTGTCGATAAATCCAGACCGTTCAATTTTGCTTCGATATTGTTCTTGAGCTCATCCGTATTAATTGAAAGATTTACTTTTACCGGGTCATAGGTAAGCGTGGATGCCTTGTTGATGGCATTTCTGATATCTCTGGCAATCTTTTCTTCATTAATCTTTATGTCAATTGGAATCTGACCGTTTGCAGACTCCATGGCAGACGCAATGTTTCTCTGGATTGACGCACCGAGTTGCGTGCCTAACTCATTTACCGAGCTGTACACCCTGTCCGATGCCATTGCTGCATCTGAACCAGACAACGCCTGAATTGATATTGGTTTGATGGAATCTCTTACCTGTTTAAGGTTTTCCAATACAGTTTTTAACTGTTCCGCATCGTTTACGGTATCCTTTGGAATTAATGTAGGAAATTTTTCTGCCAGTTCGCCCCATGCAGAATCGAGGTTAATTCCTTTTGTTGCATCGACGGTAATATTTCCAAGGTGCTGTTGAAGTAATTCTCTGAACTCGCCTTTTCCAACATTGAATTTAAGCACATCGGAAACATAAATTTTCTTACCTTTAAAATAATTGTAAAAATCCTGCCATTCCTGTTCGGCACCGTCCAGATAACTTCCGAGATTGGATTTTACGATTTTCCCGCTCTGCTCAATGCTTTTTGCAATATCATCCAGAGTCTTTCCCCAGTCACCGGCTGTGAAGCTTTGTCCGTCAAATGAATTTGTAAGCTGCTGTGCCAACAAATCTATCTGTCTTTGAAGTTTGGAAGCGGCGCCGCCTTTTAATTCAAATGCGCTTGCGAGCTGTTTGGACAATGCAGATGCGTCTATTCTGGTAGTCTCTAAAGATTTTTCAACAGAATATTTCAATTTTTCAGACATATCTGCTGAGTTAATCTCTACATTTACTTTGAGATTCTTGTTTTCAAGATTGCTCAAATTCACTTTACTGAGACGTTCGAGCTGTGCGGCCATGCTATTCAACTTACTTGTATCAATACTTTTGATAGATTGCACGGCATAACTGAGAGTACCGATAGATTTAGAAAAATTTCTCATCAAGCCTACGCTTTTGGACATCAAGCTGTCTAATCGGTCGAATTTATTGCACAAATCATTGATTGATCTCGACGCACTGGAAACGTCACTGCTGACTTGTATCGCCAAGGTATCAATCGTATTGTCAGCCATATTCTCACTCCCTTCTCAAAAAAATATTTATAGTAAAAAAGAGGGGACAAAAATGTCCCCTCCATCTGGTTTTCTACAGTTTGAGCTTCCCGATTTTAAATCGGAAAACATAATTGTCCCGTTTTTTTATTTTTTCTTATATTTCTTAGAGTCCGCAGCAAGCGCATCAAAATAATTAATTGCTTTTTGCAATTCCTTTTCTTTTTTCTCTTCTTCTTCCTCTACGGTGAGCGGGAAGATTCGGAATGGCTCTGATGGATACTCATATGGTGTTTGACCATTTTTTCTGAACATATTACATACGGTAGCTTTGAGAGCTTCTACTGTGTACACGCCCTGCATATGTTCGTGGAAATTCTTTCTGTCCTCAGAAAACTTATATGCTAAATCGTAGCATTCCAGTTCTCTTGGTTCAGAGTCCATAAACTCTGCTTTTGAAACTCCGTTATAAATATAGAACGGGAGTAAATCTTCCATAACATATCGGCTAAATGGTTTCTGATTTTTTTTTACTTTTTGGCTGGCTTCTTGTGATCCTGTGGTGCTTCCACTCCATTCTCCATCTCCGGATTCGGATTCTGAAGAATATCGTTTAAAAAACCCGCGTTCATAAGCTCATCGGAAAGAATGCCGAACAACTGTAAGAGTCCTCTTGGTTCATCGGTTTCTTCATCTTTGTAATCATCCAGTAAATTTCCAATTTCCTGCAATGATTCTGCCGGATTGTATTTTTTAAATCCAACAAAAAGAAGCTCCCTGATTACGCAGAATAAGTCTTTAGTTCTTCCAATTCCGGAAACGTCTCCATCTGTTTCGATTTCTGCTGATTTAAAAAGCTTTGCCAAGTCCTGAACTCTTTCCATAAGATCTGTATCGCAGAACGCATTGTAACCAAATTTGATAATATAATCAGTTCCATTAATTGTTAATTTTGTCATATCATATATCCTCCCAAATTAAAATAGAAATTCCCGCCATAGATTTGACTCAATGGCGGGATGCTTATCAGCCCCCGAGTGGAGATGGAAAATCTTCATCAGACGGCTCAATTTTTTCTTCAATCTTGATTTCATCTGAAATTGTTACGTTTGCAGTAACTTCCCATGCTGCATTTACTTCGGCAGATGGAACGCCAAGTCTTGAAGGTACAATCGGAATAAACCAAGCCTTTGTAAGGTCTGGATGATAAATTTCCAGCCAAGGTCTTTTGCCTTCTGCTTTGTTCTTGTCCCATGTATTACAGATGTTATCCCAAGTGTCAATAAAGACCTGAGACATACCAAATGTAAATCCCATGGCTCCTGATAAATCAAGAAGTCCCGGAACAGATGTTTTGTATTTTGTCGCGTTCAGAGATGTAGTGTCGATAGTGTCAGGTTCCGGGTTCATATCCGGAATGGATTTTGGTTTCTGCAAATTGTAGTATTTGTCTGTCGGGCGTGTACCCGCTATAGTTTCAAATGCAATCGCAACCTTCATACCGATAGTACTAAGGTCAATCGCTGGTTTTGCTGCCATATTCGGCTCCTTTCTGCTTTTCAGCTATAAAATCACAATAAAAAAGAGCCATGTGGCTCTGATGCGTAACCCTGCATCCGGGAGATAAAAGGATCACCATCCTTTCTATTCATCTGTGCCTGTTTTCAGTTCTGGAAGCCCTGCTACAGATGTAAGCAAGGATAAAACACCGGAAAGAACGGACGCGGATACGACCATCTTCCAGTCAACACTTCCAAGGACTGTTGCGGTTCCGATTGTCGCAACTGCTGTCTGAGCAATTGTCTTAACAGCTCTGATTCCCGCAGCTTTCAGCCATTGTAATTTATCTTTACTCATAAGACACTCTCCTTTCTTTTTTGGTATAAAAAATAGAAGCTGTTACGCTTCCAATAATTGCCCGGTGTAAATTCTGCTGTACCGGCTTATGATTCGCTTAAAACTCTTTTCGGAGTTTGCAACTTCTTCCGGTCCGTATGTCCGGCGAAAGCCCATTGAAACCATAGCCTGATGACTTTTGCTGTCAATTTCGTATGCAGTCGATAAAGCCTTTGTCCCAGATGCGTAACTTTCTACTTGAAACGAAAGAACTGTTGCGCATTCGTGACCTTCAAGGCTTGTTGACTGTGTGGGATTCCCCATCATGAACAATCTGGCGTATTTTGTCTTGCCAGATGCTATTGTCTGGCTTTTCTCCATGGAAAAATTGCCTTTGCCGACTGTTGGTTGAATATCTTTACTCCACCTAGAAAATACTTCTGATACTGGGTTATTGATCGTGTCTGGCATTTTATATCACCCTGCCTGTTCTAACATATTTTGAGACTGGCCTTTAAGGAAATCTCTTATTTGAGAATATCCCCATCCACAATCAACCAATCCGCTGACAAGCATTTCTTTTGACTGAACTGCTTTCAGTTCTTCTTCGGTGAGAAAATCTCTTAGATTGTCTTTAGTAGAAATTCCTTTTTCTTCTCTAAGCTGTTTTGCAGTTTTACCAAACAATGTGCGATATACCATATCTGTATATGTCGAATACGCATGACCATACATTCTCTCATTTTCTTGAGATTCTTTAAGTGCATTGGTCAACGCCTGTCTCACTGCAATGCCTTTGTCTCGTTCTCTAATTTTCCCTAAAAGAACTTTTTCCATTGCATTGAACTGGCGAATATATCCTTCTTTGAATTTCATGGCTTTTTCGCCAGTGTATCCCATAACAAGAAGTGTGAACCCATCTCTTGTCATACAGTACATAGGTTGCTTTTTATTCTGAATACTTGTATATGAGGAAGGCACGAAATTGTGCTGTCCGAATTCTTCACTGCATCCTAATTCTCTAATGTCCTGCAATACTCTTTTATGTTCTTTTCCAAAAGTCTCCGCGACATCTAGGCTTGTGACAATGCTCGTTTCTGCTTTTCTGATAATCATTGTTTCTACTAACATGCTTACATTCTCCTTTTCTATGTTTTTGCACGAAAAAAGCACCTGCTTGTTTGCAGATGCTTTTATATGTTATAGTATATCAAAGACAGAGGTATTATTCAGTATTATCAGGTATTAACTTTCATGATGCAAACACTTCTTTTGCAATTTTTCTGATGCTTTGCATGATTTTCACGCTTGCCTTATATACCGGCATGGTGGCTTCGGTACCGTAAGAGCGTACCCATTCGCCAGAATCGGCAAAATAAACCCACGATTCATTCTTTCCGTTTCCTTGCCCGTATGAACCGATTGTATATCCAAATTCTTGCCCTTTGGGATGTGGACTGGTTCCTGCAGGAGTGTTATACGAAATACCCGCCCCGAACTCAATGAACAAAAGGTCAGAGCCTTCACACACAAGCGTCGCCTGAGAATAGCCGCCAAAGTTATTGATTCTGATATAGGTATTATGATTTTTGTCAGAATCGCCTTGTGCCAATGCTATGTTTTCATCTATGACCGGGATTCCAAGTTCTGCCAGTCTGCGGAGAAATTCCTCATTCTTACTTACAAGTGACTTCTGACACGCTCTGAGCTGTTTTATTGTGTCCTGTATAGATTTATGCGACAGTTCCATTTTGATAGTCTTATTCGCCATCCGAACCATCTCCTATATACTTGATACCATACCGCGCTACATTCCCTCTTTGGGTATCAAGAATCTTTTTCAGACGGTAATCCGGCGGGACTGTAGGTGCCCCAGATTCATTCAGAATAAGTTCTCCAGATTCGGTCAGTTCCGGTTTGCAGTCTATCCAGAATACATCGGCGGTCTGCGGTTTGAAGCTACGGTCAAAATTCGTGATGTATCTGTCATAGTCCGGGATATAACCGGCGGATAATTCCTCTGGCGTTCCGGCAGTCGCAGATACGGAGAGGTGATGTAATTCTGGCTTTTGGTACGTTTTGATTGTGTCTATCCCGTCAAGTTCTTCTGTCACCATAGACCAGTATATTGTTTGTTTTTGACGTTTTAGTCCTCTCATATAGTTCTCCTTAAATAACATATTTGTGATGATTGCATCTGACCGACTCTTGATTAACTTTTGTACTGTTCCTTATAAATAGGTAGAGGTTTTACGAAAGTTTTCCATTTTTTAATGAATTAAATGGGAATACACACTATTGCTGTATGATTGTTTGGTTGTATTTTCGCCACGGCTGCCAAATTGCAGGTTGTCCAGTTTTATCTCTGACGAATACTTTACCTGCGCCAACGATCACAATCTGTACTTCATATGTTTGAAGCAGGACGAGAGCGCCATACCAATTTTCGTTTGAAATTCCCGGAATTACAACACCTGCCAATTTATATACACCAGGCTTTTTACCGGATGAAACACTATATTCTTCCAAAGAATTTGTACCGGTAATCGTGCCAAGAGAGGCATTACTATTTAATTCATTAATCGCTCCCAGAATCGTTTTGTCGTTCGTCTGAAGCTTCTCGAATACTTTGTCAGCAATTTTATCAAGAACAAAGTCTGACAGCTTACTCAACACACTCTTCTTCATTCCTGTACCGTCATTGATCAGAAATGCGTCAGTATCAGCTAAGGTGCCTCTGTCGGTGTAATTCGCAGATTCCAGATTTTCCGTTTTGGTTTTCAAGGATGTTATGATCTCGGAATCCTCTCTCAAGTATGGTGCCATATCAATAGCCGGTCCAAGAGTGTCCCATATTTCTCCTGTCCATGCGACATTCATACCTGCCTCTCCATAAATAGATTTTTCAGATATATTATACATCCATCCAATCTTAGGAGATAGCGGAAGTTGTGAAATGTCTGATACTGAACCTTTGTATAAAAGTGGTGTTGCAATTCCCTCTACGTCTTCTGAGACCTGTTTGATTTTTCCGTTAAGAACACCATATACTTCAATCGGTGTTACTTTACTTTGTTCGATCTTATCAGGTTTATACCACAATTTCTTACTCTCATCAAATTTGTAATACTCTCCTGTGTCGGTCATAAAACATGATGAATTGTTAGCAACGTACAGAGGAAGCTTGTCTGAGTCTTTCACAAGTCCTTCATAATGACGTTTACCACCATCTTTGAAAACTCGGTGAATACTGCCAAGTTCTGGAAGCTGTTCACCTGGCTTGTATTCTACATCATCAATGATTACTGTATTTTGTGCAACTGCCATAATAGTTCTCCTTTCACTTATCAATTCAAAATATAATCTTTTTCTTCCTTTGTAAGAATTGAGAGATTTTCTATCTTTTCTTTTGTAATTTTGCGTGGGGTACTGTTGTACATACGTTTTAGACTCTCAACTAAAATTCTCATGAAATCACTCCTTCCAGAATAAGCTGTTCAGTATACGCGTCAACCATTTCATTTGCATATTTAGTCATTTCTTCTGTGGGTTCTGCATCTCCCTCATAGTCCAGATAGGCTTCTGGATTTTCAGAAATATCCGCTTCTGCCAACTTAAATGTACGAAACGAATTTCCGTCATACTCATACATGGTAATCGGAGTTTTGCTTTCTGGATTTTCCTCTGTAACCGTCCTTTCGTTCAGACATATCATTACATCCATTCCTTTATCAAGAGGATAAAATGATACTTTGAGTTGTGGAAGACCAAATCTCATTACTTTCATATTTCTTTGTTCTCCTTTCGTAAGTACAAACAATATTTTTACATCTTTTTAAATCTTCTGGGACATGGTATTTCTTTTGAAAATACTTTGTGTTCGAATGCTTGATAGCTCCGTATCGTCCAATATAACTCTTCGCCAAAGATACTGGAATATCATTAGATTGATGTACTAGAATCCTTACTTTTGTTGCGGTTCTGCGAAATCTGATAAAATTTGGCGAACGTACAGTTAGACTTTTTCTGGAAATTTTTCTTCCCAGAATATCTATATATTCGTCACGCAAGTCAATGAATTTTGATGTTTCTTTAATTTCTAAGTTCAAAAAATCTTTGACATATTTAGAAAATTGCCTGACTGCCATCTTTAGATCTTTTAGGCTTTTAGAAACTATCAAAATATCGTCCATTTGGAATAATACGTGCGAAACAAGGTTTCTTCTCAAAACGGTTCCGTTTCTGCGCTTTCGTAGTCTAGCAATCTGTTCACTTGTGTAATGATAGGCATAACTCATATAGTAATTGGCAAGGTACTGGCTAAGATACGAACCAATCGAAAGTCCACCATCAAATGTGTCAATCAGGAAAAATACCAGATGCAAAATATCTGAATTATCAACATCTCTTGTAAGAAGTTCCTTAAGTTTACTCTTAGGAATTGTTTCGTAATAATGTCTTATATCCGCCTGCCAAGCCCAGCGCATATTATGGTTATCCACCCATTTCTTAATTGCTTTTGAACCGAATTCATTGCCTTTCTTTTTCAACGCACCGCATTGATAGAAGCCAAGTTTCTTCCTGAATAATTCTTCCATAGCATAAACGGAGATATAATCAAAAATCTGCTGTTTGATGTCTTGTATTCCAATGTTTCTGACTTTCCCGTTACATTTATCAACCTGTTTTCTGTATCTGATAGGCTTTACAACATATTTCTTATTTAAAATTTCTTGCTGAATACCATCAATGACTGTATTTATCAGTCCGTTCATGGCATTTGTATCTTTGCATATTTTTCTGATCACATCGTATGGAACCTTTGAATATTCGGAGAACATTCTAATAACGTCACTCCTGCTCATTTTTCCATGCAGGCAATCTCTTGTTGCTCTTTCAATAAGCCGTCTGTCAGATATGTCTATTCTTTTGCAACAACGTTTCATATTTATCTATAACCTTTAAAGTGAATTTTATCGTTTAAATTCCGAGGGACGTTCGGATTTCTACTAGCCCCAGTTTATGTCTTACGCATAAACTACCAGTTTCCTCGTCAGGCTACCGGTTCCCTTTTTGTTTCCTATTTAAGTACCTTATACGGTAATGAAATTTAATCCACGAAATGCCACACAAAAGTACCAGTGTACTAAATTATTTCGTCAAATTTATAAAAGCAGAGGGCGTAGTTCCAGTTCGCATCCGAAACGTCGTCCCTGAGATTCGCGTACGAAAATCCCGCATTCGACTCGTTCCTCAGATTACCGCGCCGCCTGTGTGACAAGTCCTATATACTATTATTTTATAGAGGGGCAGTCCCCTCTTTTGCTACGCAAAATTCACCCCTAAAAGGTTCGGAATTTAAACGCAGAGGGCGAAGTACCAGCCCGCACCCGAAACGCCGCCCCCGAGATCCGCGCACGAAAATCCCGCACGCGACTCGCTCCACAGAAAACCGCGCCGCAATGCTTCTCTCCAACCAGTTCCCGTACCTCCGTTATATTCTCTGTCTCCAACTCCTACGGAATCTCCTGCGCCTTTAGTCCGCAATGTAATTACACCGGTTTTTAAGTCAATATTAATATCTCCAATCCAGCAATCATCCGAAGAACCCAAGTCAACCGTTACAACTTTAGTCCATCCAGTCCCGGTTGCTGACCATGCGGATTTTCCACGCACATAATAATCGACTGTGCTTGCAGATGTTTTGTTCCACAATTCATTCATGGATATATAATAAGCGCCAACCATATCTTCGACGCCACCGAGTTTGAATGGATAAATTCCGTCATTCGCAATATATCCGTCTGTGCCTTGAACATTATCTGTTGTTCCAGAATGCAATGGCATCGAGCTGATATAGGTATCTGTTGTAATTGTCATTCCTGTCTTTTCAACATATACGCGACTATTTGCTGTACCCTCAATAACTTCTATTGCAGTTACTCTGACTTTATCTGCAATATTTCTCATCCAGGTAGCGCCACGGTCAAGATTATCCGTGTGCCCTGTCGCATCTCCTATGGATACTGTTAAGTCAACTTTGAAATTATTCGCCTGAGCCGTTGGAAGAACTACATAATTTACATTTGTGTCTGCCTGTGCAACTTTATATTGGAAATTGTATCTAGTGCAGCCTTGGAATATCTGTTGACTGTTTTTGGTTGCATACTTAATCCACAACATGCACAGTAAGTAAGCAGTACGTTCAGAACCAGAGCCGTGGTATCCGATTCCTTTTTTCTGCAATTCTGTGTTTCCGGATTGCGCGGAAACAAAATTGTAAATTGCATTGCCGGAAGAAGAATACAGTAAACCGTCAATTTTCCCTGCGTAATATTTTGTCAGAATCCCGTATCCGAGTTCTTCGTTGCACCATGGAGTTACAGTTGTACACCCAAGCTCTGGATGCGGTTTTGTGGCAAAATGAACGATATAATAAGTATCAAATTCCTGAATGCCCCAGTAAGTCAGTGGAACCATTACGCCGACGTCGAATTTTCCGGTATTATAAAATCCGTTTCCGTCTTTAATTGCAACAGGCATTTTATTTTCGCTTTCATCAATTACAAAATTGCAGTCCAAGGTTTGAAATGCGCTTCTATTTGAAAAATCGTCACGCCCTTTGATTGTTTCTGTAGACGGAACTGCTGTTAGCCCTACAGAATCGTTCATCTTCTCGCCTTTAGGGCTGGTACTTGTTTCATAATTATAGAATTTTGTCGAAAACACTTCATCTGTAGCCATTTGCTGATAGAAATTCTTCCAGTCAAATTTTGAAACATCCGTCACCATAGTCTTTACAACTTTTAGTAATTCAAGAATCTGTTGTGACGTAGACTCCATCGCTACATCTACTGCTACTTGTGCCATCTTTTATACCTCCTGTCCATCATCATATGTAACTCTAAGTCCGCCAGATTCATTAATGCTCAGAGTGATTCCTTCGCCGTTCACTTTCTTTTTCAATTCACTCTGAAAATCCGGATCGGAAACATATTCAGAATCATTTTCCAAGTCGCTGGTCTTGCTTGGAATCTTTGTATTTGCTGGTAAAGCTCCAACTTCTTTTGCTGTATACTCTGGTTTAAAGGGCTGTTTCGCCCACTCTGGCACATCAGTAGATTTCAGATACATTGACATGTCAATCGGTGCTCCCATGGTGTCCCAAGTCGTACCATTCCACGCCACGTTCATACCAGCTTCACCATAAATTGATTTTGTTTCAATGTTGTACATATCACCGATACTTGGATTTAGTGGAAGCAAATCAGCGGTCGCAACGGTTCCTTTATATATGATAGGTGTTTTTATTTTTGACTCCATATCGGAAATCTGGCGTTTTAATATTGCATATAATTTCTTTGCTGTTAATGCCATATGCGCTTCTCCTTTACAGTTTGTACCATGTATCAGTAGGTTTGTGATATTCGTATAATTCAGAAGTATCAAGGCACAACGCCGAAGAACCACTCTGTACATAATGTGGGAGCTTTAACACGTCTTTTGAAAGTCCCTCGTAATCACGAACCATACCTCTTGCATCTGTACATACCCAACTACCTAAATCCGGCAATTCATCACCGGGTTTGTACTGAATGCCATCAAAAATAATTGTGTTTTCTGCTTTTGCCATCTATGCAATCATCCTTTCTGCCCCGATAGGAGCCACATATGTGAACTGGTTTCCTAAGATATCTCTGGCTGTGCCAATAACAAACTGTCCATAGTCTGCCAGAATATTGCATACAAATTCCTCCGCGTCCACCCAATACCGTTTATTGACCATGCGGTGAAGTTCTGGTAATAGACCATAGCTGAACATCACGCAATGCCCTAACTCATGAATAAATACACGGTTCAGAAGTTCTCCATATATGCTATTTGCGATTGAAATAACGTGGGTGGAATAATCCGATACTCCAAGCGTCCTATTGCCTGTACGGTCAATTAACACGCTGTCGTGCGGAGATACAAACTGCACTCTCCATAGGTCACCGTTCATGTAAAATTGTCTTAGCATGGCTTACCACCATCCTTTTCTCAACTAAAAAGCCCCTGCTACATTCCTGTAACAAGGGCAAAGCTCATTTCATATTCAATTCATCTGCTGTATAAAACGTGTCAAGTCAGTTTTCATCTGCTGTCTGATTGATGCGTCTGCATCATCCCACATTTCTTTCATATTGCGGATGATATCTTCTGTATACTCTTTCATGGAATCATCCATTTTTCTCTTAGACTCAGCGTCTTTGGAATCATGGTAATGTCTGCGATTCTCGCTGTATCTGTCGTAGGTTTCACCATATCTGGATTGCCTATTGTTCATACCGTCCATTCTCATATCACTACGGTCTGGATGATAGCCCATGCGGTACATATTACGTTCAAACTCTGGATTGCTCGGATATTCACTTACCCAGTCGTCATCCTGCATATGGAGATACGGCATATATCCCATTCGGCTTCCTCTGCCTTTTGGTGCAAATCTGCCGTTTGCGTAACGATAGTTGTCATATCCCATGCGTCCAAGATACTTCTCTTCCTGTTCACATTCGTCCATAGCTTCTACGATTCTGTAATCTTTATCTGCGCAAATCGCACACTTTACAGCTTCCATGCAGTCTTTCAAATCGTCCCAGTCTTGAGCACTGAGATTATCAAAGCCATGTGCTTTAGCTTTCTCCATGGCCCATTTACCCATTTCCATTGCAACTTTATGCATTACATTGCCCCCTTTCTGGCAGCCTGTGTAACAGGTGTGTCTGTCGTTGGGGCTGTACCATTAATTGCTGTTAAATTGTTACTCGGACTACAAGCTGGATTTCCCAACATCTTGAATACTCCGCCAGTTGCACTTGTAGCTACTCTGGTTGCGTACTTTGTTCTGGTTCTTATTCCGCAAGCCGTAACCTGTGCGCAGCAACGATTCTCTAGCGGATACAAAGTTGTTCCTGTTCCTATCTGAATCATTACCGGAGCAGTAATTGTAGTGGCTTCTGGTATACTTTGTGCAACAACAATACAATATTTTTCTCCATTGTTGTAACTGCCTGCCGGAAGTGTGATTACAAGATTGCCTCCTGTAAACGAAACAGACTGGCTTATCACAAGATGACTGCAGAGCTTACAAACATTTTTACAACTCATATTTTATACCTCTCAATCAAAATAAGAGGTGAGCCGTAACCCACCTCTTAGAATTAGTCAACCTCTAAGGGTGAGTTACTTAGCAGCATCCACTGTTGCATCCGCATCCGCCGTAATAGGTATTCGGATTAGGAACAACGTATGCCGGGATGGCTGCCGGATTAATTGCATTGATTAACTGCTGAGTCTGTGAAGCCATAGCAGTTGTAAGCAATGCAGACTGGCGATCCTGAGATGCAGCACGTTTCAGATCAGTATTTTCTGCCTGTAATGTTGCAATCTTATCCTGAGTCAGGAAATCAAGGATTGCTCTTGTATTACTGTTCTGGTTTTCCAGAAGGTCTCTTGTATTGTTATTCATTGTGTTCTGGAGAGCACAAGTGTTGGTAGCCATGTTGTAGTTGATACCCTGGATAGCTTCCCTTGTTTCACAGCAACAATTTGCTAACTGAGACTGTAATGCATTGGTGTTCTGCATATTAGCCACTGTATCAGCGTTAATTGCCTGCTGAACGCCATTGAAGCCCTGAAGCATTCCAACGTTCACGCCGTTGAAGCCACTCTGCATGGTATTGTTGAGTGCATACGTACTGTCGCAAATACCCTGCTGAATACCTCTGATACCGTTCTGAATATCGTTAAGAGCAAAGCCCTCATTAATATCCGCACGTGTGGCCCATCCTTGGAATCCAGCACCATTTGCACCGTTTCCACCATTGCCGCCGAAGCCGCCGCCCCAGCCGCCAAAGCCTCCCCATCCAAAGATGGCAAAGATCAGGACGAGCCAGATAAGTGAAAAGCCATCACCGCCCCACATATCATTGGCGCGATTATTAGAGCCTGTAGCGGCAGCAATGTCACTAAGACTGTAATTTGAACCATTCATCATGTTTTTAGTCTCCTTAAATTTTATTTACAATAGGAGACATCCGCGGCTGTCGTCCCGAATTGTAGCGATTTTTAATCACCCAATTGTGGGGAAGTGTTATAATCCAAGGAATTTTTGTATAATTCCATCTGGAGATAAATGTTTTTCGTTGAATACATTTTGCTGTATTTGATGCAACTGGTCTGTATCACCTTTTTTGTATAAATCCAACGCATTCTTCAATGTTGGATTATTTCCTGCAAATTTACTCATATCGTTCATCATGTTGTCAACACTTCCGAACCTCTGAGAAATCATTTTCTCAAATTGTTTTTTCATCATGGCGTTTGGATTGAATGTCATCTCTGCCTACCTCCGTTCTGCTTAGGTTCCGATGTCCCCGACATCTGTGTCGGAAACATACTCTTTATTTCAGAAATCTCCGAACAAACATCGTTCCGAAGCTGATTAAACATTGCTTCAATGTCAATCTGCTTTTCATCTTGCTTAGATTGCTGTTCATCTGGATTTACGAGTCGGTAAACAAAAATCCTGCTCCTTCCATCGGATTGAAGCTGTTTTCTGTAAATTTCAGTTCCGTCTGTTTTTGGATAGTAAACAGGATTGCCGGACATATCCACATCTTTAGCCTTTACAGTATCAATCCCATCCACCATCTGTCCTTGAAGCATCGGCATTTGCTGCATTTGTTGTACAGGCTGCTGCATCTGCATTTGTCCATATGGCATTGCCTGTTGATAGTTATTCTGTAATTGTGCCAACCTGTCTTGATACGGCTGTATTTGTCCGTAAGGGTTGCTCATCATTGGCTGTTGCGGATAATACGGATAACCTGCCATAATCTGTTCCTCCTGTCCGGGATTCAAGAATCATATCCATATCATCTATGGAACGGTGCTTTTCCCATATACCCTCGTAAGGGTTCTTTAACATAATCATTGTGTTTTCTCCTATGATTATATTATATAGGAAGGAACTCTGTTTTTGAACGTCACTATTTCGCCACGTTTTCGCCACAATACAAAGAAAAGCCCCGACAGTACATCGGGGCAACTTTAGAAATTTTCTTCTTTATTCTTTTATTAATTCGGTCTATGGTTCTTGGACTATACCCCATAAGTTCAGATGCTTCCCATAGTGTCTTTTCGCCATAGGCCCGTAATCGAAACAGTTTTTCTTCTCTGGAATCGAAGCCTGCTTCTTTTAAATAAAATTTTCTTTCATCTTCTGAAAAGTCTGTATAATTCATATTTCCACCGTCCTCCCTTACAAGTGGAATCAAACTGGAAGAATACCGCTTAACATAAATCCGATAACCGCGCCGACAATTGCCGTAATAACACATACAATAATTGTATCATAGCGCTTTCCTGGGACTGCCATGAGAGTCTTTATATTGTTATTCATCTCATCCACAGTTGACTTGATATGGTTCAAGTCATTCTCACTTAATGCTGTCTTTCTTTCCAGTTCCCCGATACGCTCATAAAACTCTTTATGGCGGTCGGATTGTCTCTCTTGCATCTGTCGAAGACTATTCTCTAATTCTTCTATGCGGTGTTCATTAAAACATTCATGTTCACATCCCATCGCCAGTTCCTTTCTTCACTCCCTTAACATTTGCTTTTCCCTACTGAATATAAGCAACCCAGCGGCACTCCGGGAGGACAAAAATACTGTGCCACGTGACCCAACCATCTTATTAAATTAAACTTCCTGCAAACGGAAAAACGCCATGATTGATATATATTTCCGTTTCGGATTCCCATTTTCGACTTACTGAATTTTCAGAGTGCGATTCTTGGAACTCGGCCCCCTGTTTTACAAGGAAATAGAGAGCCAGATCAAATATGCAATCATAACAGTATTCCATATCGGTATTGATTTTTTCATCTGTATATCCAGACGGATAGTTGCGTTTCTTTTTGAACGAACGAATTGCACGCTTCACAGACAAAGAAATCATACCGTCAGTTTCCGCATCATCGGATAGATACTCTTTCAGATCATTTACAAGCCGTTCGTCCATTTAAGATCACCTACCCTTGCTGAGATAAAATTTCTGAGATAATACCAGCCTTGTTTGTCGATGTCAGGGCATAGCCATTGTCACTTGCGAGCTGTTTCAGTTGAACTACTGTCATGCTTGACAACTCGCTTTCTGTATACTTGTGTTTTGAAGTATCATTAACACTTGGTACAGATGGTGACTGGCTGTTCTTGTCGAGACTATGCCCGTTTATTCCCCCGCTTTGGTACCGATTACGATACCGCCATTAGCTTTTGCTGCTACTGGAACAAACATACCTGATGCTTTAGTCCAAACTGCAACTGGGTCTTGTGTAGCCCACATGGACAGTGTTACGAAGGAGCGATTTTCTTCCTGAATGAACTGTCTGTACTCAAGTTCCTCTGGTGTTACGCCCCAGAGTCCAGTACCAAATGAACCGTTCGGCTCTGCTTCATACAGAGTGAATACATCCTCTTTGAAGTATCTTCCTGTTTTGAGTGAACCATCTGCTTTTCTGAATCTGAATTTCTCGTCGCAACGATCAATTGTGATTCCGTATTCCTGCATAAGCAGATTAGCGAGTTCCTGTTTTGTCAGAAGACGTTTGTTAGCTGCTCCCAGAACTGCTGTCTGCATTGCAGTATTGTTTCTCATGTAGTTAATCATTTTAAGTGATGTCAGGGCTTTGTTTACCACAAATCCATTATCTTCTGCAATAGCGACCATCTTCTGGATATCACCCATGATATCTGCATCTGGTTTAGACCAGTCTGCAAGACTGACCTTTGCATCAGCCGGAACGCCGTAATCAATGCTCATATCCACGTTGTTCTCTTTGACTTTTACTGCACCAGTAGAAAGGAACTGTCCTTTCATGACATTTGCTCTGGCAACAACACCTTCAAACAGGTTAGCTGCATCATCAAATACAAATCTCTTTAAGTTCTCGTCATCCGGCACGCCATTTTCAATTGCCTGCTGTAATCTCTCAGACTGATTGATTTTTCTCTTGATGAAGAGTTTTTCGGTCAGAACTTTTTCGAAGCCCGGTCTTGTACCGATTTCAGCTTCAGTATCAAGTGCATGAACAAACGCTACCTCTGGCAGTCTCTGCCCAGCCATAAGTCTGTAGTATTCAGCTTTCAGGAACTGTGTTTTGACATCCGGGAAGATGGTGTCAAGAATGCCCGGTCTTTTTACGCTGAAATCCTGAGAAAAGTTAAGTCTTTCTTCCTGTGTGATTGATTCTAAAATATTAAATGGCATCTGATTACCTCCTTAAAATTCTGGGTCTGTAGTGGTTACAAAAACGATACCTGCTTTTTCAAGCTCTGTTTTTGCAGTGGTTTCTACTGTTACCGGAAGTCTTTTTTCAAGAACACGCCCTGCGACAATTACGGAAATCGGTCGTTTTGTATCGTCTGTCATATCGACGTCTTCAAATACAATGCCTTTAGCACCAGTTGCGTTTGTCGGATATACAGAACCTGCCTTGATAATTTTCTTAGTTCCAACGGTTTCAGCATTTGTCTGTTCTGCTGTATAGGTTTTAAGTACCAGTCCTACCTCGGATTCGAGAATATTAGGTGTGGATTCGTACTGCTCTGTTTTCATAAAAGCCATAATCTAAATCTCCTTTTCTTAAATATTTACTGGGGCATTATCGTCTGCCGGTTTATTTTCTGGACACATTTTTGCTGAGTACGCTTTTGCATATTCAGATGCTTCGCTTTTCTTTTCTGGTTCTCCACCAGATTTACCGCCACCCGGATTAGGTGTCTTTTCAAGGGCTTCTTTTTCCCATGCGGCTTTTGCGGTATCAAGAGCGTTTTTATTTTCTACGGAAATTCCATCGACAAATGTCTGGGCTTCTTTAAGAGCATCCTCCGCATTCATATTTGAAAATGCTTTGATTGCTCCCGCATAGGCATCTCCTTTCATTCCTGCGTTTGCAAAAATAGAAGTAATTTTGCCTGTCAGAGCTTCTTTTTGGGAAGTTGCAAGTGCAGATTCAAGGTCAGAAATTCTTTTTTCGTTTGCAGCTTTTTCTTTCTGACGTTCCAGTTCTGCTTTTTCAGCTTCAGTCATGTTCTGTTTTTTTAATTCTTCCAGTTCTTTTTCCAGTGTTTCTGCTTTATCAGCCTGTTCTTTTGCTTTCTGGGCTTTTGCTTTCTCTTTAGCTACATCAGAATTTGACTGATTCAGAAAAGAAGTAATCTGGTCATCGGTTGCATCTGGAAAAATCCTTTTAACATCTTCTCTTGTCATTGAAATCTCCTGTCACCAATACGCTTTTTTACGCTGTTCGCTCAGCTCAAGGTGTCTCCCATGATTACGCTATCGGGGTGCATATTTTTTTAATAAAAAAGAGACGATTTTACTCGTCTCTAAATTAACTGTATTGAATTGAGCACCGGCAATTCACAATCTCGTCTGCCGAAGCTCCTAATGATGTATCTTTGGGAAATTGTAGCAAGCTATCTCCAACCGAGAACGGCTCACCAATCGAAAGCGTGGTTCCTCCGACCTCGAGGTGTGTCTTTCGTTCTCTTTTGTCTCCTACGTCAATCCATTTCTTTTTCGTCTTTCCTGATTTCACAGCTTTTGAATACTGTCTGTAGTTCAGTATTGAATTAGCTTCGCACTCTGAAATAAACATTGCCCGGTCATTTGACAGGTAATAATCATCAGTAATGCTTTTATCTTCAGAAGAAAGTCTTTCGAATGTTGTATCAATAATTTGCTTTGTTATATCAACGGCATATTGCTTGATATATGTATCTATAAGCATATACGAAGCAATTACATCCAGATATTTGTCATAAAATTGAGTTTGGATGTATTCTCGTTTCGTTTCTCCGCTTTCTATGGTTGTTTCTATCAGTGCCAAAATATAAAGGACAACTTCTTCCATTTGTTCGGAAAAAGCTATCCTTTCTTGTTTTTCTTTGTCTGATATCGACATTTTGCTGAAATATTCTTTATACGGTTCGCTCCTGCGGTTGTCAGGTCTGATATTTAGCTCATCATATGATGAAACACTCATTCTGAAATCACATCCTTATTAAAGCCATTCAGCAAATCTTTCGCTTTTTGCAGTTCTGAGTCCGGGTCTGCCAATTCCGGGTAAATAGTTCCAAGATATGGTAAACTCATTTCATATACTTTTTGCGGATCACTAAATAATCCGCAAGTAATCAGCGCAATAAGCGGATGAATTTTATTTTTAAACAGATAATCAAGTGCTTGCGCTTTAACAAGCATATTATCAGTCGGGTTTCTAGTGATTTTTACATCAAAATCTCTGGTTGAAATATTTACATCCATTGAGGTTTTTCGAATGATATTCAAAATGATTCTGGCAGATGCCTTTTCAGCTTCTTTTGTGAACGCTTCTACCAATTTTGCGTCTCGTTCTGCAAAATCCCAACCATTTCTCAGATACACTGCATTTCCTGTGTCTCCGCCCGTATTGCTCTGTCGATTCGGCATTGTTTCTACAATCAGCATATTGTTGTAAATATCATCTTTAGCAACCTGGCTCTCTGACTGATTTAGTTCGGCGGTCATTAAGTCAACGTCTGATTGTGTTCCATTCCCGACGTCTTTTACAGATACAGCACCGAGTTTTATCATTTTTACAAATTCTGCTTCGTCAATCTCACAGTTTTTGAATTTCATCAGAGCTTGTACGAACTGTTCAACTCCATTCAGTCTGTCAGATTGATATTTGTTGATTGCATCATACATTGTGATCGCGATTTCGATGTCAGAAAGTCTGTCATGATTATTTGGGTATTCGACAATTGGAATGCCGCCGAAACCATTGATTCCAGATTCTGTTACCGCTCCATTTTGAATTTTGAAATACTGTCTAGAAGAATAACACTGGTAATATTGCTGATTGTCCTCGTCTTTTAAAATCTGGACGGAAAGCACTGGTTTACCAGTAACGCTTGAATAAACAATATATACATCCTGTGGTGATGGGATAAATATTCTGAAAGGTGGTAAGTCTCCATCCTTTGTCCATTCATCCTCTCTCAAGATTGCTTTATATGCAGTTCCTACTGCGCTCTGGCATATCCCAAGTTGAATATTTCTGGCGTCTGCATTGGCTTCATCCAGATAATCATTGAGCCTATCAACTTGTTCGTTTGTTTCTTCACTCGCTTTTTTCTTCTTACAGACATACTGAATAGGTTCTCCGTATATCTGCCCTGCCTTGAATTTGACTGTTTCAAGGGCATGATTCTCAACAACTTTATTGTTGACCTCTGGGCGAACAAGTTTTTCACGATATAAAATTGGCTGATCGCCTTTGTAATATCTGTAAAGATAATCCATCAGGGTTCTATTCCTGTTATGGATTCCGATTGTATCAGAAAGGACCTGTGCCACGTTCTGGGGAGTAATCTGGTCTACGCCAGTATAGGCAGTTTTTCTGCCAAACTCGCCTTGGCATAGGTCAACAAAATTTATTTTGTTTCTCCCCACTGCCTGTCCTCCTATTTTTCTGCATGAAAAAAGCACCAAGGGTTCTTCCCGGTGCTTATTTTACAGCTTATATTATATAATATATGCAGGTATTATTCAGTATTATCAGGTATTAACTTTCAAAATTCTTAATGTTTTTGACGATATTCAGTGCTTTCGAATGCAATAATTTCACATGAGAATAGGAATATCCCATTTCACAGGCAATCATTTCAAGCCTTTCATCTTTTACATATCGCCTAAACAGCAGATCATACAAATCTGAATTGATATCGCTCACCTTGTCTATTGTTTCAATAATGTCTTGCTTTTTCTTTGTGTATTCAATAACCATTTTTTTGATTTCTGTTTGAATGTCAACAAGTTCGCTTACGGCATCGGTCATTTGATTGGGATTCGGAGTAGACTGAACTTTTTCACCATATGAGAACGATTTAAGCCCAAGAGCAAGACTTCTTAAATGTTCTTCTTCGTATTTTTTATTTTTAATAAGCTTGTCATATTTCTGAATTTGCCCTAAATATTCTCTTGTTGTCATACTATCTCCTTCCCCAAAATGGATTGCGCATTGCAGTTGCTTTTCCGCCTAATGGATTCTGCACGTACTCTGCCATCATCGCCAAGCTGTCCGGGCCATCATCATGAGATACTTTTGCCCTTGTGGTATATGTGGTCACATTTCCCATAAATAATCCGTAGTCGGATTTTGGTTTATACTGGCTCGGATGTAAAAAATAAAAATGTTTTGATATGTAATCAGAGTTTACGAGAATTTTTGTCTCTTTATTTGCTTGCGTAGGTCTTGTTTCGATATCCGCTCGGCATTTCCCTGAGATTATCTTTTGAATGTTGTGTGCAACACGATTTCCTACGTTATTTGACTCGAATCTGATTTTATGCGGATTGTGTTTTATCAAGATATCAGCAGTCTTTCTGTCCAGGATGTCGTAATCTGTGGTATCATCGAAAACAACGTCCGGGATAAAAAATTTATCCCCATATTGATATGCAATAGGTAATGATTCAAAATCTGTACCTTTATCTTTTGTATCACATACTGCCCATATCGCATCTGCTTCTCTGTCTGGTATAATTGTGTATTCGTCCGTGCATCCGTCGGGAACGTCTTCTTTGCCAAAGAAAAATCTTTTTAGCTTATCTGGCGGAAGCAATAATCCTTCACGTTCTACCGGTTGTTGCTGATAAAGACAGTTATAAGAGATTTCGTCCATGGACTCTTTAGCATCGTTGAAATACTTCTCAGAGAATCCATTTACTGTGAATAAAAAATTGCTTTTGCCATTCTCGTCAAGTGCCGGTACTGCTATAAACCTTGCTCTAGGGTTCCCGGCGTATAACTGCTGTAGCTTTCCGATAGGGTCATGCACTGACCATCTGGTAGCAATATAAAATTCTTTGCACCCTTCAAGTCTACGAGAGCGCAAATCATTTACTACTTTTGTCCATAAGGTGTCCAGTCGATTCTTGTTCAGTGCTTCTTCAATTCCAGACACAAGGTCGTCGGCGGTAAGGAATCGGTTGCATCGGGTCGCACCAGTCAGAGAACCATCAATTGAACGGAACGTCCAAGTCTTAAATCGTCCGTTTCTTTCGAGATTGACCGTAGTTTCCTTTGCATTTGTTCCCTGTATTTCTACATTTGGAAAAATCTCATGCCATGTGTACTCAACCGGATCATTGATGATTTCCAGAACTCCATCATAAAGTGAACGTGTCAGAATACTACTGTGCGCTGAGGACAGGTTGAAATCATTCGGAAACCACCCGCCTACCAGAGACAGAAAGAAATCTTCAAGAGTAGATTTTCCGCAACCGGGTGGTACGCTCAGTGCAAATATATCAAGTTTATCATCCATCAAGTCTTGTAAAGAGCCGATGATATTGTGCTTCAAGAACACATTTCTTCTTGGCTGATAGAAGCGTTCTTTTAAGATTCTGTTCTTTTCCAGATACAGTAGACCACTGTCAACCTGATAGTTTCGGGCTTCGAACAGAAGATATTTGTAGTAGAGGTCTTCAAATTCTTTTGAACCTGTTTGAAGCAACTGATTAAGCGCAGCTTCTTTTCCAATATTGCTTAATCCTATGCCTTTTTCGCGATAATTCGGGTATTCTTTGAAAAAATGTTTTTCATCCATTAAGTAGACAAGGGAATATAACTTATTCCACTTTGTTTCCGGGCTTAGATTACTGTTGATGATGTTATCTCCGATCATCACATACCATTCCGGCGATTCTTCAATAATTTTTTGCATAAAAATAGAGCCAGACCTCCTTTCTCCTTAGGATTTAGTCTGGCTCTCATGTGGCTCTTTGACTAGTTATTCACTTGCTTTAAAGTTATATATAGGTTTGATAATATCAACTATTTCTACAGTATCTTTGATATTATCAATAATTTCTTGCGGTGGTTTGTAGGCCATAGGGCTTTCATCAATTGTGGATTTCTGAACGGATGTTGTGTATATCCCATCCATAGACTCCTTAAATTCTTCTAACGAGATGTTTTCTTTTGCTTTTGATCGGCTCATAATGCGTCCTGCACCATGCGGGGCCGAACAGTTCCAATCATCGTTTCCTTTTCCAACTGCAATAATACATCCATCTCGCATATTCATTGGGATAAGAACTTTTTCGCCATGTCTAGCTGATATTGCGCCTTTACGAACAATGTTTGTATCGTGGTCAATATAATTATGAATTGTATCAAACCATGTGTTTCTTTGGAGCGTCCAATTCATAGTGTAAAATATAGCACTCTGTATGCATCGTCTGTTTATTCTTGCAAATTCTTGACAGATTTTCATATCATGCAGATATTGTTTTCTATGTTCTCCCGTCAGGTAACATAATTCTTTTGGAATACCTAGTTTGACCGGCTTCCATTTTCGTTTTAATTCATCAATACCATTTTGGATTTCCTTGTGCCTGCCAGAATGCTTGTATTCTTTTACTAATTTTTGTATTTCAGCTTCAAGTTTATCTGTGCCTTGCATATCTTCTATGGCAATTTTCTGATATATTTCAGCTACTTGTTTTCCAAGGTTGCGACTTCCAGTGTGAATCACAAGATAATTTACCCCTTTTGAATCAGTGTCAACTTCAATAAAATGATTTCCGCCCCCAAGCGTACCAAGGCTCTTGCAAATCCATTCGATATTTTTAAGCTGATGGAAGCAGTGAAGTTCTTCTAATTCTTCAAAATTTATGATTTCGTCACGTACATTTCTTCCTGCCGGAACATTGTTTCTTATTACTTCGTCAAGTTTTTTTAAATCTATTGTCCCCACATCGGTAGGAATTTGTGTTGTAAGCATTCCACATCCAATGTCTACGCCAACAATGTTTGGAATTACTTTGTCTCCAAGATCAGCAGTAAAACCAATTACACATCCTGCTCCTGCATGGACATCTGGCATGATTCGTACTTTACATTCAGAAAATGCAGGCTGTTTTATTAATGTGTAAATCTGATTTAATGCTTCTGGTTCGATGTTTTCTGTAAATATCTTTAAGTCACTCATAATGGCGCTCCTTTCTGGCTCTCTGATTGTTATTCGAGTGTGAATTGAGTTTCATCAAGTTTGGGCTGGATTATATATGATCTATTCTCCTTCCAGCACTTTAATAATAATTTCTTGAATTGCGATAAAATCAGAACACGACATATTGGTTTTATTAGAACGAAAATATATATCAATTTCTTTCAGCAACAATTTATGTATCCTGTGTTTCTGGTCATCTGTAAGATAATCTTTTTCGATTGGTTTCTGGTTGTATATATCAGACCATTCTGATACAGCTTGTTCTATTGTGATTCCTCGTAATGCATTATTAATTATTAACATCCATTCTGAATAAGGCAGTTCTTCTTTGCATTCTAGTGTTATTTTAGGCGGTACGTCTTTTTCTGCGTTTATGAGATCAAATGGAATTATTTTTGAACCAATTTTAATAAGGCATGTATCCCAATTACATATTTTTTGAGATTGGAGTTTAATATATGTAACTTCTTTTTCTAATGGATCAATTTCAATCCGCGCTTTTACTTCTTCGCCTGTTTCTATAATTTGTACAGGTACATATTCTGTTAAAGTCATGCATTCACCTCAATCTGGAATCCCTAACTGTTTATAAGTAAATATGGCTGTATATTTTTTACCACATTTGTAGCAAGTTTCCGTAATAGTGCAAGTCTTTTCTTTATCGTTACATTTTGATTCTGTATCTGAACTTTTGAACTTGCATCCGCCTGTCAGAAAGCATTTGATTCTTTTTTTATTCATACATTCACCATAAACTCTTTCTTACAGTTGCTTCCCTTACATTTGTACGGCATCCGATGAATTTTTGTGGTAGGAAGTATTTTCAATGCTCTTTTTCCGCAATAAGGGCATGACACCCATTTCTCGCCGTTTACTGTTTTAATTTGTGCTGAGCCGTCCCATGGCTCGGGTATATTCATATATTCAGAGAAGTCTACTCCCTCTGATTCAAGTGCTGTTTTAATGCTCATTTACCATTGTCCTTTCTGATCAATGTCAAAATCGTCAAATAATTGTCCCCGATGTAATCTGATTTCCATGTTTTAGAAAGATTTCCCGTTTTGTTGTATATTACAGTCGTATTCCCTGCCAGAAGCAAGCGTCTGTCTGGATAGAACCTAGTCGGAATATTCATTCGATGGCATTCTCCCTCGATATTGTATGTGGTGTCGAGGAAATCAATGTCTGAGCCTGTATGAACTAAAAGCATATTTGCTTATTCTCCTATCTTTTCGCCTGCTGCGTAACAGTCTGTTATGTATGTTCTGCATACAGAGTCCAGACCATAAACTGCTTTTCTAATTGCTTCTGTCATTTTTTCATCATAATATCTATTTCTAATCCGAAACTTGTTTTCATATTGTGAAATAGATATAGAATCTTCTAGCAATGGATATTTCTCACCTAAAAATATAGGCATATCTCCAAAGCCATCCATTGAAAGTTTATCAAGTATGTTTAATAATCGACTAACAGTAATTTGATTATCCATAATATCAACTCACCCCATGAATCTTTCTCAGGTTTGCATATCGGTCAATCAGAACGTCAAGTGTTGTATGCAACTGATTAATCGTAGTGCAATCATCCTGATGCTGTCTGTGATATTTTGCGATTTCTGCAGATTCGTCATAAAATGGTGTATCTGCCTTTTCACTCACCTGCTTTTTTAAGTAATCGTTGTAATCGCACATTTTATCCAGTTTAGCCTGAAGATCATTGATTTTATTGTTTTTATCTAAAATTTCATGTTGTTTTTTCTCACACGCTGTCGACAACCGAACAACTTCAATTTTGAGTTGATCTATGCTCCATTTTTCTAAATCTCCTATTTGCATCTGATTCCCTCCCGCTAAATTTTTGTAAATATTTCCATATTGTAGTTATCACGAATATAATCTACACATTCAGACAGTTTTTTGCGTAAAACCAAATCATTTGCGATATCTGGATGCAATACATATAATAAACAACTATCCTTTTTACCGTCTTTCTGAAATTTCTTCCAGTTAAATGTCATTACGAACAACGGAATTGCTTTGAGATTTTTGGTCTTGTATCTTATGTATAGATTAAAAAATTTATTAAACATGGAAATCTCCCCTTTCAATTACGCTGTCTTTTCAAATAGATCAAGAATAAACTCCCGTCCCATCTGTACAATCCGTCTATGGTAAATCACTTTTCCGGAATCCAATACTTTCAGTTCGTTCATTTCTCTCTTTCCTCCCTGTGCTTCATCTGGCATTCGATCATCTTTGCTATATTCTCACGTTCCTGCTTTATTCCATGTCCTTGACGGAACAATTCGCATTCAAGGATATTTCCGCATTTAGAACATTCGTCTTTAATTTCTTTTCCTGCTATTTGCATTTTAAATTTCTCTCCCATATGCTACGATTTTCCGTATACGGAACAATATCATGATTTAGCGCATGTACAAGCTGTTCCATGTCGATTTCTTTTGCATTAATAGCTAATTTGGTTTCTATTCTTGAAAATTCATTTGACAGGATTTTGATTCTTGGTATTTGTGTTTCAAAAGGCTTACTACTAAGTAAAAACGCTTCTGCCGGATATGATCGGCTGTCCCATATATAATTAAATAAAGTGATTGTTTCGACAATGTAATTGTTTGTTTCTAATGTCATAACATTGCGATTTAATATCGCATTCGTAGAACCAAATAATCTACTTTTTAATGTATGCAAAAACCACTCGGAATCCTCATGGTTTACGGCTATATATAATATTCCGGTTTTTTCTTTCAACGTTCATCCTCCTGCTTTTAAATTTAAAAAAAGTCCAGTGTGCCGACTTGAACGGCATAAATCTCCCAAAGAGAAACACTGGAACCGAACGAAGTAAGAGAAAAATATTCCAATGATTGCAGTTCATTGGAATCGGAAAGGTAGGAATCGAACCTGCGGCGCATAGCTTACAATGCCATTGCTCTACCACTGAGCTACATTCCGTACCGCCTATAACGGTCAGATAATGTCTGGGCTGAATTTCACTTCTTTTGCTATAGCGTAAATCCACCTGAGACATAGACCGCCTGTATACAAACAGCTTAACTCTAAGCGGATTAAGTTGCAGGAGACGGATTCGAACCGCCGTTCTCAAGGATATGAGCCTTGTGAGATTCCTCTTCTCTACCCTGCGAATGGGAGAATGCGGAGTTGAACCGCCCTGGTACTGTTAATCAGCCCTCTGCCCCATTATGGTATTGTTCTCCCAGAACCCGGAAGCCCCGGGTTAGCAATAGGTTTATCGTGTTATGCTTTCCACTAGGCTGTTTTCTGCCGTGCCAGCCCCACGGAGTTGTTTCGGATTTGGATATTCATGTCATTGTGTATAACGACGAAATCTTTTATATGTCTCTTGAAAACTTCCTGTCCTCAACGTGCACCTATTGACGACAATTTAACTCAGAGACTGTGTCGAACGGGGAATTATCTTCATCGAACAGGCTGTGCCGTTACACACCTTTCATGAAAACAATCCACATACACTCATTCAACAGTTTTTTCTGCCTATAAAACGGATAGACAGCATATGGAAGAAATGGAAACTACAGGACTCGAACCTGTGGCTTGTCGGTTATGAGCCGACCGTTCTGCCAACTGAACTAAGTTTCCTAAGCAGAGGGTTATTGCAGTTCAAGAGTAACTTCCTCTGCTGTTGCGATTCTTGCCCTCGCAGTCGCAACAAAGGGTCCGCTGCTCCACAAAATGTGGAAACCATCCGGGACGTTTGAAGCCCCTTTATTCATCCCCTGATGGGATAGATGGTATTTCAGAGGAACTATATCATGCCAATGATATAGCTAACTAGGCTAGTGGGATTCGAACCCACGAATTCAGCAGTCAAAGTGCTGAGCCTTACCGCTTGGCGATAGCCCATTGCTTTCCGGGTTGGCGTTCCCGGAAATGTGATATATTCTGGTGGTTTTAGAAAGCATCATAGCTATTAATATTGTTAAGTCCGCGCCAGTTACTTTGCAATGGGTGGGAAAAAATTATATTATATTCCATTGAGTTTCACCAACGCAGACCTAAGCTACTCTGGATGCCTCGACCTGTCAGATTCAAAGGCTTTCCCTAACCTGAGAACGGCAGGTTTCTGATTTTCTTGTATTTTCACCCGTTCAATCAGTATGGTGAACAGGGGAATTTGTATTGTGAATGCTAACCACATTGGGTTCTCCTTATAGTCTAAAGTTCTACGCCTTCCATAACTGCTCTTGCTTCTAATATTGCAATATAATCGGTCATGGCTTTCACCTGTATATTATATGTACTTCTCGGGCAAGTTGGAGTAAACGGAAGCACTCCTTTATCCCACTTTTCAAGCATTGCAGACAATTTCTGATACCTGATAGCTACCTGATAATATTCGGCTTTAAATCTGTCCTTATAATCAGCACTGTTCATAAGTTCCATAGTTTCTTTTAATTCGTTTGGCATTTTACGCATCCTCCTTTATAATCTAAAAATCACAACTGCATTAACTGCAAAACATATTTCCATTAATATAAATATTGCCGACGCTATTGGATTGCTTTTCTTTTCGGCTTCGTCCTGTGATATGAGGAATGCCAAGACCAATGTAAAAAAAGCAATATCTAACATGGCTGCTACGAATTTTGCTAAAATCATTCTCTTTGTTCCTCTCCGATCATGAAATCAAGAATCTTACCGGCAGTTTCTTCTTCTGGCTCGAATGGTAAACCACAGGTACAATACTTCTCAATTGCTGTTTTAAGGCTTGCTTTGAATCCATTATAAACTTCTCCGTGTGTCATAAGTTCGTTCCTTAAAATGGCTATCGTGTGCGTAATAGTTGTAGAATTAGTATTGCTCATTCTTCAAGTCCTCCATTTCTTTCACGCTAATCCCGACTATCCCGGCGCTATCCTTGCTGTCTGTGGCTTTAAAGTGTGCTTTAGGGTGTTGTGGGTACATGAACTCAAACATAAGGTAATTTGCCGCATCCACGAGATATTCCGTGTTTCCGGTGGAATTATATTTCTCAATACATCGTTCCATGGACGGGAGTGCCTGCACGTTCCCGGTTTTAAAATTCTTCCTGGCAGGACCGTATTTATGATAGCTTACCTCGACTCGGTTCTTTCGAAGTTCATCGAAGCGTTCACTGTATTCTTCTGAAATCATGCTTCTTCTGCCTCTCCAAAATACTTTTTGTACAATTCATAATCGTTTTTGCCAATCAGATCTTTGACCCTGTGTGTGTTTTCCATTCGCAGATTGCTATACGCAAAAATTGTTTTAGTAACCTGTATACGATATTCGCCAACATCAGTTATTCCACTTTCAGTTTCGATTTTCTCTTCAGCTGAGAACCAATGCCTATTCGGAGTTAAGAAATAAACCCTTTGTGTGCTTACTCCAAGCGAGATATATTCCCTGCTTGATTCGTCCGCAAAAATCCTTTTTGCCGTTTCTGTATCGTACAACATTCCATTTTCCAGAACAGCTTTCTTGTGATGATATTCATACACCTTGTCATGCATTAAAGGTTTTTCAAGCGGATGATAATTTTCATCCTGAAGGGCAAAACCGCCTTTTTTATTTTTTAAAAATTTTTCAAGTATCGACATTTGCCTACATTCTCCGAAAATATTCTGCCAGGGCTTCCCTTGTGATCTGCGATACGCTTTTGCCGGTTCGGTTCTTTTCGGCTATAAGTTTTCGCTCTAGCTGATATGTGATCCGGATTCTGATTGATTCACCCTGAGAGTTATTCTTTTTTCATAGGCAGTATCCATTTTTACTGAAAGAATCGGTTTATCTCCGGTTTTTGCTAAAAGTGTAATGCCTTTATCGTTTTCCCAAGATGCTGTTGTTAATTGAATGTTCGTGATTCCTGTTTCATTACAAATATTCAAAAGCTGATTAGCTACATCCATTAACGCTGATCTCAGATATCCGTCATTATTTACGATCTGTTTCATTATTTCGCCTTTCTGACAAGGGGCTCTTTTTATTTTTTTGGGAATTTTTAAGCCTTGCTGTTGGAGAAGGCTTTTTTAATTTTTTGGGAACTCGGAGTACTTACTCGGCGTGCGTTGGGGCTTATATAGACCCCCTCCCGTTATCCATGCCGGACGCTACCAGGGAAGCCCGCCGCCCCATGGGTTCCCGCTTCCCTGGATTAACGCTGACCTTTAATGGCCTGCGGCAGTGGTCAAGGAAGAACTATATAACGGATAATTGTCAGAATATTACATCTATAAGAAAAACAACAGTTTTTTATATAGATTAATGTACATATTGCATAATTATTCAAATTGTATTTGTATATATTGCACAGTTTCTACTAATTTTCCTTGTTTTCGTTCCGTTTGTCCGTGGGTTATGTACATTTCCAGGTTCTTGATACGTCCTATCTTGTCTCACTCTCCTGTCAGCAACCCGCCAAACTCTTCTTTGATCTGTTCCAGGCTCTCCCGTGGTTTATCCTGTCGCTGGTTTGCCTGTACTGGTGCCGTCTCTGCCATGCCGTCAACAGCCTTACAAAGGAATATGCCACCAACGTTCCCGGAGGCTGCGCTTTTATATCGTCCGAGTGCGCATTCATCTTGCCATTTTTTAATCGTGTCGGAGCGTGAGAGGTTTAGCTTTTCACAATAGTCATCAGCTCTGCACTCTCCTTTCGCCCATGAATAAATTGTGTCCCTGTGAATTCCGATCAATAGTGCATATTCTTCTATCGTAGGCTTTTGATTATATTTATATACTAACTCTGTATAAGCTTCCCATATCTCATTAAGTACTGTTATGCTCTCAAGTATATTTCTGTTAAATCCAACGTGTTTATTTATATACTTAATCATACCAGTGAACTGATTACTGTTTGGCTTATATATTTCTTCTTGGTCATGCAGTGAATCAACATACTCATCAGCATAATAATTAATCGTACTAGTGTATACTTCTATTCCCTGTTCCGTTACTGTTGTATTACTTTTTTTCACTGTATCACCTCCAAAAATTGAAATAAAAAAAGACGACAAAAACACGTTCGCAGATACATTCCAGGACCTTTCTAAATCCCTTTCTTCTTTCCGTCTACTACGGTTTTAATCGTCTTAAATAGTCTTATTATTCTTATTGCCTTTCGGCTTATTCAGTTGTTAATTCTGTTTTATCATACTTTTATATCACTGTCAACAGCCTATTTAATTTTATTTTTACTGTTATATTACTCTTATTAACTCTATATATCTATACAGTACTGTATAGCATATATATTAATAAACTCTAGGTCTCTAGAATCTTGGAGGGGATTATATAGACAGTTATTATATATTTATACACATTGTAATACTGTCATTTTTCCGGCTATTAAACACAAAAAGCCAGACCTTCCGGCACCTTGTCCGGCGTGATCTGGCTGCTAAATTCTTATTCTTTTCGCGCTCTGGCTGTTGCTCCCCTCCTGAGTTCCGTCGCCTGTCGTTGCTTTAATTTTATCCACATCAGTTTTAAAAATCAAGCCCCAAAATAAAAAAAATTCGCTTGACAACTTCGGCGGCGGGGTTGTTCCCCCTCATATTACGCCGCCAAAATAAGACAATAAAAGCCCCGGGATTATCTCCTAGGGCTTGTTTTTATTTCCAACGTTTTACGATGTCCCCATCGTAATGATTGGGCGCGTCTTCATCTGGATTGATGCTTTCCAGCACGTAAAACGCCGTTCTATGTTTCTTTTCGCACCTTGTTAGGTGCTCCCATTGTCCCTCCGCTTCCTGAAGGGCTTCTTCTTTGCCCTCAAATTCATCGGTGAAACAATCACCGTCTGTATAATCCATAATTATATACTTCATTTTCCTGCCTCCTAGTTAATCCCGATAACTTTGACTCGGGTCTGTAAAATATCCTCCGCAGGCTCCAGGATTTCAAAGTCAATGATAAGCTCCTCGCCGTCCTGATATACGGCGATTGCTCCGGACTCTAACAGCTCTTCCCCGTCCCCGTCTCCGTACCAAAGCTGACCGAAATAGTATTCCTCTCCGACCTCTATTGTGTCGTTCTGCCCGTAAACGTAAGATAATGTGTTTAATTTTATCATTTTTTATTCCTCCTATCAATCCAAAACTTTTAAATACTGGCGGTGTCCGTTCATGTTTTTATCTAATGCATAAAAGCATGGTTTTTCGTTGCCCTGAAGTACTTCATTTATCCCGTAAACAAAGTCCCAAGGAGCTGTTACCATTAAGCTTCCCATGGAATTTTCGAAAACTTCCCAGCCGTCTGGGATTTCTACTGTCATTTCGTCCCAGCAAGTAGCTGTGGGATGTGGCATTCCGTATGTGTAAACGTTTCTTTTTTCTGCTGATAAGCAACCATAATTACAATAAATTTTAATATTCATCTTTCCCCCTGTCCGCCCCTGTCCGGGGCTTTTGAAATGGTTTTCTTTAACTGTCTTTATTATACATTATCATGTATTAATTGTCAATATGCAAAATACATTATTGTGTATTTCTTTTGTACTCTAATATATCACACGGCTGGCAGTCCAATCTTTCACACAAGTACATTATAGTATCGACGCTAACATTTTGATTTTTAACCAACTTATTAACCAGTGTCGGCGACATGTTAAAAGTATCTTTATTTTTTAGATCAATCTTTCTTACCCCTCTTCGTTCCATTGTTTCCCATAATCTGGAATATGAAATACTTCCATTATATATATTTTTGCGTTTCGATTCTGCCATTTTCACAGTCCTCCTTTTTTATGCGTTCTTTCTATAATAATACAACTTTATGTATTCCAAGTCAATATATTTTAGCTTGTACATCTTTGTGTATTTTACATAATTATATAATACATCTTTGTGTATTTTTACTATTGATATAAAATACATTATCGCGTATTATATAACCATCAACAGAGAACAAGCAACCCGGTCATCAAACCGGGAGAAAGAAGGAGAAAAAGCATGAGCAGAGAAGAAAGAATAGAAAGAGTAATTGAGTTATTAAACAGCTATGATGAAAATATCCAGGGCGCCGCAGAATGTGGTATTTCCGCAGAGGAATTGTGGAGCACACTTTACGCGCTACACATTCAGGCAATCATGGAAGAGAATAAATAAGGAGAGAAAAACATGATTAAATTTTTAGATTTATTCAACACAATGCACTGCGATTTCTTCGAAATCCAGAAAGACAGAAAAAGCGAATTTGTAGAGTGGGAAATGAGTGGCAAAATGCTTCAGACCTGCAAAAAATATTTTGATGATCGAGTGATTGATTTCTATATCACAAGATCAAATAAGAATAACGAGTTAGGGCTTGTTATTAGATTGGAGGAAATAAAAGAGTGAGATACAACAGATATCTGGGGCTGATTGAAAAAGCCCACACAAAAAGAAAATTAGAAAAGCTCCTGGACCTGATCGGGAGCGACTTCGCCGGGATTGACTCCCGACAGTATGAAGAATTAAAGTTTCTGATTCTTTATAAAATGTCAGCATGAAAAAGACCCCGAAAAGCTCCGGGGTCATAAATAAAAATTATTAAAATACCAGCAAAAATAAAATATCACAGAAAAGGAGAAAAATCAATGATTACAGGAAAAATGTTTACAGGCGAAACCGTTGTTTATGATCTTCCGAAAGAGATCAAAACCGCTGAGCAGTTCAATTCGCTTATTTACGGGTACAATGAAAACCCGGCGCACCGGGACGAACTGCAAGGGCAGCCGCTCTTGTTAGGGCTTAACGGCCCGATGTTTAACGGGTTCGGTGCTCTAAAGTCCACCGGCGAACAGGTTGCGATTATTCGATACGAAAAACCATCTAAATAAATTCCCTCCGGCGGCGGTCAAGCCGTAGCCCCAACGCAACCGCCGGACTTAAAAAAATAAGAAAAGAGGTAAAACAGCTATGACACAGAAAGAATTAAAAGAAATGTACATGAGCATTATCAAAACAGAGGTCTGGGAAGATGAACACATGCAAAATTTTGCAAAGAAAAAATGTGCTTATGTGGTTCAATTTTCAAATGGAGATATTACAGATATTGAAAAACCATCTATAGAAAAGGACTTTTGTTTTGGCGCTGGCTCTTATGGTACTTGCACCAATGAAGAAATGAAAAACGCCGAAAGTATGGCGGCATTAGCCCGAAAAAGTGAGCAATATTTTAAAGAACAAAATCTAAAAAAGGTTGATTCTAATATAGAGGATCTCGAAAAATGTTTGAGCAGTTATGAATACGAATGTTATACATACACTCATTATATGGGACAGCCAGACGGCAGCAAATTAAAGGCTTTCACGGTGGTGAGAACCGGATATAATCCAGAATTTACCCCGATGCGTTGGATTAATTGCAAGGACGTTAAAAAACTGGGCGCAGACGATATCCAGAAAATTATTGACGGCTTTAAAGAAGTTAGAAAAGCATTCGAAAAACGGATTGACGCATATTTAAAAAGATACGGAACAACAAAAGTGAATTCTTGGTCGTATATCTGCGATTAACAGACCGGCAAGCGTACCGGGGAGCATTTCCCCGGCGGCCTTTTAAAATAAAATCAGGAGGATTAAAACATGAAAAAATTAACATTAGTAGAATACGGATGTACAGGAACAGGCTATAGAAACGGCTCAGACGTTCCAAATTGCAGAGTTCGCGCAGAATTTGATACATTGGACGGCCTGCACGTTATTGCGGATTTTGGAAGCTACCAGAGGCGCGACGCAAATAAAAAAGGCTGTCCAGTGGTACAGTCTAACGCGTTACATGTCGGCGGAATATATTACGACGCTGAGGGTTGCGGACGTTCTTACGAATATAGGCTTGCACAAAGTGACTTTGACTTTACCCGCTTCGATTTCACAAATTCCGGAATCTTGGCTTTTGTGAATGAGGTAACCGGAGAAAACTATACGGAAACCGAGTTTATAAAAAGGGTTTAGCTTTCAGGCGTAACGGTTCCCGCCGGGTTCGATTCCCGGCAACGCCTTTTATAACCCGGCTCCCATGGGTAAAGGGAAGAAGAGAAATATATGTGGAATGTATACGAAGTAAAAAGTGATCAGAAATGGTTTTTTAAGTGTCTTGACAACGATAAATTTACCGCTGAAGTACTTTTTGATCATTTGCAAGCTGACTGGTCAAACGGTCATCATTTAACAACGTTGATTTTGATTTTTGAGGAGGAATGA